GACCACGGGCTGTTGCTCGCGCCGCAGACGCTCCTCCTCGTCTTTCGCCTGGATCTGCGCCTTGAGGGCGTCGATCTCGGCGCGAAGAGGCGCGTTGGCGCGCTTGGCGGTCCATTCCTGGTGAGCCCTGACCCACTCTTCGTAGGACTCGAAGGCGTCCAATACCGGCTCGTCTTCGGCTGGCTTGGCAACCTCGCCTTCAGGCTTCGCTTCCGCCGGCTTCTCCGCAGGCTTGGCTTCGTATTCCGCCAGCTTGCGTTTCAGCTCGTCGCGCTCGGCTTTGTGCGCATCGGCCTGCCGCTCGGCTTCATGCCGGCGTCTGGTCAGCTCGGCGAACCGTTCCTCTATCGCTTTCTTGCCCTTCTTCGGGGTTTCCGTCCCCTCGGGCTCCTGAATTTCTTCCTCTGCTCCCGGAACAGCGGCGCTTTTGTCCGCGGCCTCGCCCGGCTCACCGGCCGGTGGCTCCGCAGACGCGGGTGTTTCTGGCGCTGATGTGGGCGCGCTGGTCTCGATCGTCTCGACTGACTCCTGCGAGTAGCCGAAGTGCTCGAGGGCGGCCTGAACCTGCTGTGGCGTGTCGGTGGTGGACGACACGATCAGTCCTGACATATTGGTTGCTCCTGTTTGAAAGGGGATTTGGTTTCACGGCCTTGGAACGCCGACCGCTGGGCGTGGTACTAAACTCGTTTAGGTGGCGCGGAACGTCGACTGGCGGCGCATTGCAATCTGATTCGACCTGATCGACCGGCGCAGCGCCACATATCGCCGGAAGTCTTCCTCGGGAAGTTGTGCTCTCATCGCCAGCAGATCCACGCAGCCCGTGGGCAACAGAAACGGTAACTCGTAGTTTTGCGCCTCGATCCACGGCGAGAGCGCGGGCAACGGAGCGTATTGGACCCGGATTGTGGGGGTGTCGCTCATGCGGCCACTTGTTCCTCTTGCGGCCGCGGCGCGGCATCCTCTTCCACCGTCTGCGCGACGTGCAGTAAATCCATTCGCTTGTTCACCGCCGCGATCTGCTGGCGCAGCAGCTCGATTCCTTCGGTGCTTTGGGCCTTCAGCGCGGCGATGGTGAGTTGCGTCTCCGCCTGCATCCCGGCCCTGCGCTCGGCGGATTCAAGCTCGGCGCGCTTCGATTCGATCTCTTCGTTGGCCTTATTCAGTGCGTCAGTCAGCTCGGCGTGTTGCTGGAGCAGCGCCTCCATCTTTTGCCGGAACTCGGGCGGAATCTCCTGCTGGCCCTCTTCGTCCTGCTCCTGGAGCTGCGGAGGCAGCATCTTCTTGAGCCGGTCGGCGATCTCTGGCGCGCCCGGCCAGTCCATGTGCCGGACGACCAGGTCCATGATGAACCCGGCCACCTGCGGAGCCGTCTGCACGAGCTGAAGCACGCTGGCGACGAACTCCTGGCGCTTCGATTCGTAGCCCGGACCTACGCTGATCGTGATGTCGTATTTTCCGGCGTTCAGGTCGTAAAACTGCATGACCCCGGGTTTCTCCTCAAAGGGCCGCCCGATGGTCACGATCTCGTGGGTCTGGTCCGGCTTGACGATGCGCACGACCCTCCCGGGCCGGTCGTAGATTTTGGGGCACAGGTTGACGAGCAGTCGCCCCAGGTGCCGGATCGAGCGGGACAGGTTGTCGACAAACCCGAAGTTGGCGACGTCGGACTCCTTCTGCCGCGCCAGAATCGCCTTGCCTGACTCCTGGGGCCCGCGCTGGCCGAGCGAGGCGTCATAAATGCCCGTGGTCGCCTTCATGTCGTTGTCGGCCTGCGCGATGGCCACCACGAGATCCGAGATCGGCGCCGGCACGGCCTGCCGCTGCGGAGGAGGAGCGAGCCGGTTTCCCAAGGCCACCGGCTTGTAGCTCAGATAGGCGTAATTCCTGACGTTGGCCTGGCGCCACTGCTCTTCGTATCCCTCGATTTGCCCTTCCGCGATGATAAACGGCGGGCGCGGCGTGATGCCGATGGTTTCCACCAGGACCGTGCGGCCGTAGTTGTAAAGCCGCTGCGCGTCCTTGGCGAACCTCACGATGCCGAACAGCTTCCGTTTGCCCCGGACGATCAGCTCCTCGCCGAGCACGGGGATGATGGGGATCCACCTGCCGCCCCACTCGTCCTCTTTGAGAATTTCCCGCGCATTAATCCTGCTGCAATGCACCTTGCGGGCTTCGACCTGGCGCGCCATCTTGCGGCCGTTTCGCTCGGCGATCAGCGACTCGTCTTCGATCTCGTCGAGCCAGGCGAATGTCCCGTCATTGAGCATCGCCATCGTCCGGTGTGTTTTTTCCACCCACCAGTACGCGGCGGTCCGGATGCCACCGTCCGGGAACCAGGGGCGCTCCTCGTCTCCGATCGACCGGAACTCGGACAGGCCGGCCAGCTCCGCGTTGGGGAAGCGTTCCTTGAACTGCGCGACCGTCAGGTCCTCGATCTGGAACGCGAACTCGGCGTCCGAGTAGTCTTTTTTTTCGCAGGTAGGATCGAAGTAAACCGTGAAGGGATCGAGAATCGGTTCGATGCGGATTTCCTGGTCGAGGAAGTCTTCGCCCGCCCGCTCCAGCTCGGGCTCGTCGGCGTATTCCGTGACAACGCGGAAGTACCCAAACCCGCAGATCGCGGCGCTGGCGAAAGCCGTGTCGTAGGCGATCTCGGCGTCGCTCGACACTTCGATGTGCCGCAAAAGCCCCTGGAAGACGGCGGCGGTCTCGACGGTGGACTGCTCTCCGGTGGGGTTCACCTGGATCGCGGGCCGGGCCTGCCGCTGGTCGTTGGTCACCTGATGCACAAATTGCAGCAGCCGGTTGATCGTCAGGCAGGGTTTCCCGGACTCGGTCCGGTCGTGTACGAGGTTTGCCGGCCACTGGTCGCCCGAATAGAACTCGAGATCTTCGAGCGCTTCCTTGCGCATCTGCGATTCGGCTTCGGACGCCAGCTTGAAACGCTCCCGCGCCAGCCGGAGAAACTCTTCGCGCTTCTGGCGCGCGTCGCCTTCCTCTGGCTTTGTCGGCTCGGACTTGACGATCAGTTGGGGCATGGGACTGGTGACTGGATGGAAGAGCTTTGCTGCCGGGGGCGGCCGTTTTCTTGGGCTGCCACCTGGTGGGTGCTATTCGAAGGGAACTACTTTACGGGTGCCCGGGACCTTGACGGTCTTGAGTTGCGCCATTCGTCCACTCGGTCGCTCAGCCATGAATACCGGGCATACTCAACTACCAGGACCATCAAAGCGAAGATCAACAACAGGATGACTTCCTCCATCCTTCTTTCTTCCCTTGCACAGGAGTTTCCGTAGCTTGTTGACGGCGCGGCGCCGCGCCACCCGGTTGGTCGGAGTGTTGGCCAGGCGCTCGCCCGCGAGCGTCCGGGTGACCACGTGCCGCTCAGCGGGGCTCAAGATGCACAGAAAGCGGAGAATGGACCGCTTCTGGTTTTCGTTATCGTCGTAGAACTCGATGGCGGTGTCGATCACCGGCTCGTTGGCCGGCTCGTTTCCGGAGAGCGGTTCATCGTACCGTCGCCTCCGCAGGCGGTCCAGGCACTCGTGCCGGAGGATGGTGCCCAGCCAGGTGGCCAGCGCACATTCGCCGCGGAAGCTCTGGCGGGATTGCCAGGCGCGCAGGAAACTTTGTTGAACCGCGTCGGCGGCGTCCTCCGGGCCCAGGAGCCGCCAGGCGAGCCGGGCGTAAACCTCCTGGTGAGTCACGTAGAGGCGCCCGAGGGCCACGGCGTCAATGCCGCCTAATACTTCTTTGTCGTCCGGGGGGCCGGAGACGGCTTCGGGGGTGGTCCACTGGCAACCTTCTGAACCGGCTTCATGTCTTTCGGGCAGGGTTTTTCGCAGCCTTTGGCCATTGTTGTGTCCTCTCGCTTTCACTTTTCTACTGCCTTACTGCAAGTCCTTGAATCCATTTGCGCCGGGCGTCTTCGAGGCGGCGGAAGAGGGCCGATATCGGCTCCCAGGCCTCCGACTCGATCAAATCAATCGTACCCGGCCGCACGCGGTTCAGCGCCGCGATCCAGGTGTTCAGGGCGGAGATGAACGCCACTCCGCAAGCCGGAACGCCCTTGGGCTTCGTGCTTCCCGGCCGGAGCGCCGCCAGGAATCGTCGGCGATTCATTTCTATTCGCTTTCATTCACTTCGGGCACGAACCGAAGGTGTGGGCGGAGCAGCTCGAACACCCCGGCGCGCATCGCCGGGCGCGAGCGGGCCAGGACCGCCTCCAAAGTGGTTTGATCGGGAATCGACCGCGCCAGCCGGCGGATTTCAGCCATCTGGCGGCCCTGTGCCGTGATCGGCGTCGAGGCTTTGAAGCGGTGGCTCATCCAGCCAATCTACTTCTTTCCCTTGCGCCGCTTCCGGCCCTTCATGAGGTCGCTCAACGGGACGCTTTTCTTCTGCGGCAGTCCCTCGTGAGGCGTCGAAGCGTAGTCTTTGAGTTGTTGGTTGGTCATATCCTTGAGTGACCGGTTGCGCTCGTAGAGCTTCTCCGGATGGTGGAGCGCGATGGCGGCCGCCTGCTGCATCGCCTTCGAGGGGGCTGGCATCGGGCGCCTACTTCAGCGGCGGCAAGCTCGCCGGCGGCGGCACCAGAATCGACCCGAGCGGCGGGCTGGCCGGATCGTAAACGGTAAGCCCTGGACTCGAAAGCCCCGGCGCCAACTGCACGGCCGGATTCAGGCTCGACGGCACCCACACGTAGCCGTAGCCGTATCGCAGGCGCATCGTCTTCACGCTGTCCCAGCCCCACCCATCGGTGGGCACATCGACCGGGAAGCCTTCCATCACCAGCTTGCCGACCACCTGCTCGCGGTTCGGGCGCCGCAAAAAGATCCGCAGAATCGGATCCCAGAGGCTCGGCTTGAGAACGCGCTTCAGGTCCTGCGGCAGCTCCAGGATTACCGCGCCGTCCTGTGTCCACACGGCCCTCTGCGTGTACGGGTCGAACTTCGTCGGCCACTGGAACTCGCGGGGGTCGGCCGCCGCGGCCAGCACGGCGAGCATAAGCAGTCCGATCCAGATACTGGCAAGCTGTCTTTTGAGTCGCATCGATTACTTTCTCCTGTGTGTTGTTTTTGGGGAAACCTTTAGGCGAAGTACTGGAAGCCCGTGCCGTCGAAATCCACCCGGATGGTGCGGCCGGTCACCTGGCCGGAGTCGATGAGGCGCGCGAGCGGCTGGACGATGTGGCGTTGCATGGCCCGCTGCAAGTGGCGCGCGCCGAACTGCGGCTCATAGCCTTCCGCGCACAGGCGCGATTTCGCGCTGTCGCTCAGCGTGACCGGCGTTGCCTCGCGCGCCAGCCGGTCGAAGATGCCGCGGTTGAGCGTCTGGAGTTCGATTTCGAGCACGTGCCGGATCTGCTCGGCATCCAGCGTCTGGAACACCACCACGGCGTCCAGGCGGTTCCGGAACTCGGGCGTGAAGTTCTTCCTCACCGCCTCGTGGCCGGCATGTCCGACGCCGTTTGGCTGGGCGGGGGCGAATCCCAGGCGGGGTTTCAGCAGCGACTCGATCGCGCGGCCTCCGAGGTTCGAGGTCATGAAGATCATCGAGTTCGAAAAGCTGACTTTCTGGTTGTCTCCCAGCGTCAGCGTCGCTTTATCCAGAATCCCGAGGAGCAAATGCCACAAAGCCTCACTCGCCTTCTCGATCTCGTCGAACAGCACAAAGCTGACGTGCGGGCCCTGCTCCGGGCAGTACTGGTTGAGATGCTGCTGGCTCAGCAGGGGAATGGTTTCACGATGCCCCAGGTAGCCCGGCGGCGAGCCGATGAGTTTCGCAATCTCGTGGGTGTGCTGGTACTCCGCGCAGTCGATCTTCGTGATGGCTCCCCGGTTATGCAGAAGTGCATCCGCGAGCAGCTCTACGATCAACGTCTTGCCGACGCCCGAGGGTCCGGTGAACAGGAGGTTCGAGATCGGGCGCCTCAGCGTGTGCAGTCCCGAGGTCCAGTTGACCCAGCCCTTCAAGACCTCCTGGATCGCTTCGTCCTGTCCGATCAAATGCGCGCGCAGGAACTGATCGAGTTGAGCGGTTCCGAGGCCGATCGCGTCCGGGTCCAGCCGCCGCGGCGGAGTTGCCTCCGGCGTGGACTCTTGCATCGGAGCCGGCTCGGCGCGTTCGGTGCGTTCCCGCGCGTCGATCGCAACGACCGGGGCTGGTTTTCGGTGTAGTGAAGGGGCCACGGTTTGTTTTTCTACCCCTCCTGGATCTCTTTTTCGCCGGGACAGTGGGCAATCAGGCTGCGCACGGCCTGCTCATCGTGCTCGTTGGCCAACCGGAACTTCACCTGGAGGGTTTTGGGTTGCTCAAACGTCTTCACTACGCGGCAGGAATCAGTGTTGATGTCGTAGGCAATGTAATAGCCGGGCGCGGCGACAACAATCAACCCGAAGCCGCGCCCTCGGATCAGCGGTGGCCGCAACCGGGGCTTGTGGTCGCCATCGTGCAGATCGTATTCGACGGAAACCTCGAGGACAAACTCGTTCTTGTCCTCCTGCGGAATACCGAAGCGCACGGCCTGGACGCCCTCCGGAAGCCCCTCCAGTTGACTGTCCATCGGGCTTACGCCGCCTTTTCGAGCTTGGCGTCCCCGAAGGCTTGCTGGACGCGCGCGATGAGGTCGGAGAGTTGGTTGAAGACCTCGAGCTCGTTGCCGGCCTCGTAATCGGGGAACCCCCGGCCCTTGTGGGGCTTTTGCTTGGTGCGGATTTGCGCGGTGAAGCCGTTGTCGGCGCGCATGATCGAAAAACTCTCGACTTCGCCCGGTTTGACCGCGCTGCCGCGGCTGCCTCGGGCGGTTGTCATCTGGTGTGCCATGGGGAAAGTACTCCTTTGTCTTGGGGTGCTGCTTAAAACTCAAGCACGAGGCGGTTCAGCAGGTGGATTTCGAACCGGCTGATTCCAAAGAACCAGCGGAAAGAAGCGAACGTTACGGGCCCGAGCTTGAGCCAACGCAAGTCCATTGACCGGTCGTAGCCGGCCGAGACGGTCCACCAGCAATAAATGAAAGGGAAATCCATCAGGCCATCCAGCTCTGCGGGCCGTACCGTGAGCCGCTCGGCGGCTGGCCCACGGGGCGCTTGACGGGGGCAACCGGCTGGGCGAAGGTCAGCGCCAGGGCGTCGCCGTCGTCGGGGGAGGCCAGTCCCCGTTTCTTCATCTGCTCCTTCGATTCGAGGACCAGACGGTCCCTCTTGCTCAGGTGAAACCCCGGCCCGGTCAAATCCAGCTCCAGGCGCTCATCGTGCGGGTCGATCATGCCGGTGGGGAGCCACTCCTTGGTCCGGTTCCACATATAGGCCCGCATGTTTTCCTGGTGATCGTCCGGAGAGGCGTCGCCGAAGTTGATTTCAACCACGTTCTTGTGCCCGAGCACCTTCAGCCGCTCCACGATCGGCGCCCCGAACGCGGAATCGACGAACATCATGCGTATCCGCTTGTCCGGGCTCTGCTCGTTGAGCAGCTCGGAGAGCTTCGCGATCATGATTTCCCGTGTTCCCTGCGCGCCGCTGATGCGCACCGGAGGGATGCTGCGCGCGTCTACTCCCTTGCGGAAGCGCACCACGTTCCAGGCGCTGCCGCCGTCGGCAATATCGACCCCGGCGATGATCGGATCGTCGTCGAGCGGCTGACTCTGTAGCATCTGCGCCTTCCAGACCCGCTCCTGATCGATGAATTGCAACTCCGAGGCCCGCGGCGGAAGCCCGCGTACCCTGACCCGGACGAAGTCGGAGTCCTCGCCCCAGTCCTCGATCCACTCTGCAATGACTTTCTTGTTGGGGAGCGCGCACTCCCGCGAGTCGATCGAGCGATTGAGCCAGCGCTCGCGCTCGGCACCGAAACTGGCGCGGTAGAACTTGCCGGTGTTCCGCGTGGGGTTGCCGAACAGGAAGATCATCGGCTCGCCGTCCGTCAGGCCGCCCTCGGCCACGTCGTAAATCTTGTCCGGCACGGCCGAGGCCTCGTCCACGATGTAGAAGGAGGTCGAGTTCGCGGCGTGCTGGCCGGCGAAACTCTCGGAGTTCTCCTCGCGGCAGGTTTGCGGCGCGCAAAACCACGACGCCGGGCTCGTCCGCGCGGCCATGCGGCTGCCGGTGACGATGAACCAGGAGGAGGTGATGGAAAGCGCGGTCCATTTTTGAATTTGCGGCCAGGTCTTGTCTCGGAGCTGGGGAAACGTGTTGGCGGTGACCGTCCCCTGGGCGTGGGGCCGCGTGCTCATGATCCAATCGACCAGCCAGGCCACAAGCGTCGATTTTCCAATCCCGTGGCCGCTGGCAACCGCCGTCCGGATGGGCTGGACCGCATTGATCCCGTCGAAATCCCGCTTGCGGACCTCGCGCCCTACGTCCTCTAGAAAGTCGCTTTGCCATTTGTCCGGTCCCGTATAGTTGCGCAGGGGGCCTGGCTCGCCCCAGGGGTACGCAAACCGCACGAACTTGAGCGGATCCGCATAGTATTGAGCGACCTTTTGGGCAAGTTCCAGATCAATCCGTCTTGAGGCTGTCGCTGTCACACATTCGTATGCGGGCTGAGATGAGCCGCTGTTCGATGGTCTCGACCAGCATCACGTCTCCATCGAAGCCGCTCAGCCCGGCTTGCTCGCGATACCGGTGCGGCGACCAGCCGCGCAGCAGGAACATCAACAGGGCGTCGGACTTGCGAAAGATCCAGCCCACCACTCGCCCTTGGTAATACACCGGCTCGCGAACCCCATGCCGGGCCCGGTGCACGGCTTCGTCCTCGAGGGTCTGCACCGCAATTGTGCGCGCCTCCTCGAAGGCACCCGGGTAGTCGGCGTCCTCTTTCATCCAGCGGTAATGCTGCATCCGCTGGATGCGGGCATGCCTGGCGGCCTCGGTCAGATTGCCGGTCTCCTGAAAGGCGGCCAGCAGCGCGCGCTTTCTAAGGCCGGTGCTCCTGACGGTCCTGATTGCCGGCTTGGGGCCGGGCAGAAGTTTTCTAGCTACCACCCGTTTTGCCTTTTGTTTTGAGGGGCGTTTCACTGTTCGTGGATTACCGGCGCAGCGGCCAGACAAACCTGCCGCCGCCGAGTTGTGTGCTGAGGAACCAGAACAGCAGGACCAGCAGAAACACTCCGCAGATCCACATCACGGGCCGCGGGAACGAAAACCGGACGCAAATCCACCAGACCCCGTAACAGACCCCGTAGCCGATCGCGCAAGCCACGATGAGGTAGATCAGCACCATGAATAGTTGCTCCATTTTGTCTTGTCCTTTTCTACGGCTTCACCACCTGAACATCAATCGTCCAGGTCAGTTTGCACCCGCCCGGGGTTCCCACAACCGTCCAGCCGGGGGGCAGCGCCGCGGCCTGACAATTGAATGCCGCAGGCACGGGCACGGGTACAGGTACGGGCACGGGCACCGGCGTGGGCACAGGAACCGGAACCGGGACCGGAACCGGCACGGGCGTTGGAGCAGGCTGCGATGCAGAACCCGCGGCAATCAGCATCGTGCGCCGGGAGTCGGAGGGATCCCCGGGGTACGGGTTGGACGGGTAGCCGAAATTCGAGCCGCAGGCGACGAAGGCGCCGCTCGGGTCAAGGGCGCACTTCGGCATGTCGGCGTAGCTCTCGTGATACTCGTTCCACTGGAGCGCCCGGTGCATCGCCAGCGGCCGCACCTCGACGGGAGACCGCGAGAAATCGAACGTCGCCACCATGCCAGCCCAGGCGTGCGGCGCGGCGATCAGCTCCTGGCCGGAGCCGTCGAGCCCCACCTTTTCGTACTGGAAGCCCACCGCGCAGACGGGTTTCGTGCGGGCGCACGAGTAGTGCGAGCTGGACCCGATGATTCCGCCGGGGTTGCCGCGCACCGAGGTTACCAGCACTTCCCGCGTGGTGAAGGTTGGATCCGTCGCGTCGTAGAGCGCCAAAAAAACCTTTGAGGTAGGCGAGTCCTGCTCGTAGTCTGACCAGAAGTATTGCTTGCCGCTGATCTCGACCGAGTCGGAATGGTTGAGGCGGGCGCCCCGGCACCATTCGCCCAGCGTGCACACTCCGTCGCCGTTGCCCCAGGCGCTCCCGTCGTTCTTCGTCCACCCCTTGGCATCGGGATGTTCCGGCGAGGCGAACTCGAGCCTGAGCACGGAGCCGTCGAAGGAGAGCATGCTGGCCCCGGTCTGGACGTTGATGTACCGCTTGCCGGTGCGGACGTCGACGCCCTTCGAAAGCATCAGAAAATCGACGGTTTTGTTCGGCTCCACGTTGGGAACCGATAACGCATTCAGGCACCAGACCCGCTGAGTGCCATCGAGGGGAGCCAGGCAAAACTGGATCGGCGGGAGATTTCCATCGGGTAGCCGGGGTTTGGTGGTGACAAACGCCACCCAATGGTCCCGGCTGATGTCCCCGGTGCCGCCCGTGTGAATGTTGGTCAGGCCCTTCGCCGGCGCATCGAGCACGAGCGACTTGTTTCCCGCCAGGTCGCGAAAGTAGAACTTGTCCCCCTCGAGGGTGTAGAACTGCTCATCGTTGGTCGAATGCCACCAGAACCCATGATCCTGCGATGGGCCGAACCATCCCAGGTTCGCCCCGTCGGAGGTGCGCCAGATCCGCGAGAAGCCCTGATCGCCCGTGGCGATGTACTTCCCCGTTGCGCTCAGCGGCGTGGGCGTGCTGTACGTCTGAATGAACCCCGTGCCGGATACAATCCGCACCTTGGCGCCGAACGTCGGATCGGTGTAGCTGGCCCCGAGCGCCGGGACAGGGAACGTTTTGTAAATCTGCGGCGTCGGGCATACGCTTGGGGTCACGTCGAAGCCGGGAACGCCTGGAGTCGTGCAGCCGACCGGGTAGCCGGCCGGGTAGCGGAACACCTGCCCGAACGCCGGCGCCAGGAGGGCGAGCCAGGCCCACGTCAAAGATGACGTGAAGATGATGGATTTCTTCATCGGGGATCAGTTCCGGGGAAGCACTTCCGCGGTGTCTATTTCCGCGGCCACGGAGCGGCCCAGAAGCGGAATCGAGACCACCACGCGCGATTTTCCCTTTTTCAGGCGGGTCACGACGCCTTCGACGCCCTTGAGGGATCCGCAGGCAATTATGATCCGCTGGCCGACGACGACGGCCATCGGGGTGAGCTCCAGTTTCGAATCGACAAGCTGCTTCACGGCTTCGATCTCGTTATCCGGGACGGCGAGCGAGTGCGTGCCGTCTCCGAGGATTCGTACTACGCCGATGATCCGGAGGATTTCACGCCGGTCCGCCAGGTCGAAGTGTCCGAACACATAGCCGGGAAACAGCGGGCGTTCGGCGTCTTTGGTGCGGTCCGACCAGACGACTCGTTTGAGGTACAGCGGCAGGTAGGATTCGACATCGCTTTGAGTGAGCGCGTCGCGGACTTTTCGCTCGTACTGGCTGCGGACGTGGAGGGCATACCACTCCCGGCTGACAGCCTTCGGCCCTTCGATTCCCATTTGTGAACCGTCCCCGGAGGGTTCCGAGATACCACTTTTCGGACGGACCGCCTTCAGGCTGCGGCCGCTCGCGGCATGGTCTTCACCGTTCTGGTGCCGACGTTGCGATCCTCCAGGACAACTTCCGACAACTGGGCTGGGGACAGGTTTTTCTCGGCGGCCTCGAGGGTGAAGCCGCACAGTGAAAGGAAGTCTGCTTCGCCAAGGAACTTCAGAATCTTTTCCATCGAGTGGATGTAGCGCTTGTTTGCCTTGGCGGTGACGGCTGCGACGTAGTGGCGTCCCGAGTAAACGATAGACTGATCCGGTTTCGTGTCAGCTTCGGCGGCCGCGCGGATCTGCTCCACAAGTACTTTCTCGCGGAACTGAAGCGGCCGAATCTTCGCCTGGAGCCTTCCCAACTCGTCAACCACGGTCTGAGTGACGGGTTTCGGCTTGGTGTTTGGAAGGAGCTTTGCCACTACATGCATGTAATCGCCACTTGCGGGGGGCTGTGCTCAAGCTGCCTTGCCCGCCATGGCAATCCGCAGGTGTGTCAGCGCCAGACGCTCGAGCTTCGCGAGGGTGTTCCGGCTCATCTTGAGCCTAGAGGCAACGGAGACTTGCTGCGAGTGGATCCCGGAGTGCAGGTAGCGCCAGCGGAGCAATCGCGCCTCCTGCTTCGGCAGGTGCCCTATGGCGGTTGTGATCGCGACGATCTGCTCGTCGTGCATCAGCCGGCAGGGAGTGTCTTCGCCCGAGGGGACGTCGGCGGCGTGGATAAATTCTCCGGAGACGTCCTGAAAGCCCGGCGCGATCGCTGCGAGCGGCCCGTGGGTCGAGTCCCGGTACTGGCGCCTGCGCACGGAATCGATGATCGCGCCGTGGATACGGGAGACAGCAAAAGGAGGGAAGCACTCAACCGGCCGGCGGTCGAAGCGGGTGGCTGCCTGTACTAGACCGACCATGCCGGACGAAACCAGGTCGTCGAGGTCGAAACAGGGGGGGAGTGTCTGCCGGATCCTTCGGGCGATCGGCTCCACCAAGGCCAAGTTAGACTCAACCAGACTGTCCCGCCGGGTTAAAGCCGGCGGAGCTCGGCCATAGAGGCGGGGGCTCACGTTCTGCGACGTTTTCGTCCCCCGCCGTTTCCCTGCTACTAAACGGTGAGGGGGAGCCGATTGGCACGGTCACTCCGCCCGGCAAAAAGCCGGATAAAAGCGGTACTGGACCGTCTATCTCCAGGATCTCCACCCTCATCTTGCGTCAAGTGACCCAGGAAATGCAAGCGTGCTGTTGGATTGGCGGGCGAGAGGGCTTCTTTGAAAGACCCTACTTACCTCTGTAATAGAAACTTCTTCTACACATAAAGATGGCGCTGAACTCGAATACCCCAAAATCACTGAACTTCAGTTCACCACAGGGCCCGGTCCGCTGAACTGGAGTTCAGTACCGGAAGGCCCAGAAAAATAACGTGGCGAACAAACGGCGAAACAGGCTTGCTATTGTGAGGGAACTTGAGATATTTTGATTCTGCGATGCGAAAATGGGTATGCGGCCCGACGGGGTCGCCAAGCCGCGCGCGCCGGGTGGTCTCCGAGCCCCCTGCGCGGCGCGGCATACCCGGCTAACTCGGAGAAGCCAAACTTGCCACCCCAACCATTCCGCTTCGAAGACCTAAACGGGGCGGTTCTTCGACTTCACACCAGGCGCCATTTTCCGATAACGGATAACATGTCTGTCGGCCGGCGCCCGCGAAAGGGACCCTTACTATGGGCGCCGCGTCATCTTCAGCAGCCCGGTTAACCCGCCGACCCGCGGAGCCTCAACGGCAACCGCTCACGGGCGACGGCTGGAGCCGTATCCGACATCGTTACTGGGGTCTTGCTGCGGTCTTGAGCAGCCTCGGCGAGTATGCGATCGTCGGCCTGATCGAGGCCTACACCTCGGAAGGCGATCGACCTCCCGAATGGACCGGGAAGTGGTACGACGACGAAGGCCACGAGTTGAGCCCGCTCGAATACTTCGAGTGGAAGACCGGGTTGGACGACCGCGCGGTCTACAAGTGCATCGGGAGCCTCAAGAAGAAGGGGCTTATCGAGGTCGAGGGGGAGGGGAAGAAAGCCAAATACCGCACCCGTCCCGACCGGTACAGGCAGTGCCAACCCCGGAGCCGCGGCGGATGGACCCGGAAAGGCCCGAGGTCGGCCGAGGAGGCGCACAACGATGTCGAGGCCTCCGTCACCGCAGACAACCGGTGCGCCCTGGCCGCCCCCAAGGCGCCAATCCCAGTTCAACTCGACTGCCCAATGGGTCTCACGTGCCCGGTCGAATCCGTACGTCCAGGAAAGGACGGAGTTCTTCATAACATTAAAGTTATCGATAATTCACTGAACTCCAGTTCAGCGAAGGAAAAGCGAAACTCACCCTGGGAGAAGGTCAAAACGAAGCTGCGCACCGTGTTGGGCGCAGTCGCGTGGTCCAACTGGATCGAGGCGACCCGCGAGGTCGCTGTCCAAGCTGGCGTCGCCATCGTAGCCGTCGAGAACGCCCACCAGAAGACCTGGATTGAACAGGAGTACTCCGAGCAGATCGCCGGCGCCCTGGTTGAGGTGGGTCTGACGGGTGTTCGGTACGTGGTTTCGCCATGTAACGTTGGTGATTCTTTAGGTAGTTCCGGGAGTTTACTGAACTCCAGTTCAGTAAACGGGGATGCGTTCCGGGAGCGGCTGCGCCGGGCCTGCTCCCGGATCCCGGCGGTCCTCGATGACGCCATTATCGAGGACATCCGGGCGGTTCTGTCTCCGACGCCGGAGGAGTTGTACTTCGAAGTGCTCGAATCCGCCCAGGTCCAGCGGCGGCTGGCGAAATATTCCCTGGGAGTGCTCGTTTTGTTCGCGAACGACGCGGTGCGGCTGCGCCTCGAGCGGTATGGACGCGGCCTGTTGAAGCGGCTCGAAAAGCGGCGGGAGTGAGCCGGGGGACTGGCGCGAGCGCTGGACTCCAGCGAATTTCACCCTGGCGGTTAAGTCATGGACACGATGGCTGGCTGGTTTGCCTTTATTGTTCTGCTGATACTTGCGAGCGCGTTCGCCTTCAGTTCCTGGAGGAGCGGCCGATGAGGAGAGCCTCCGACCGGGTGGGAAGCACAGACGAGGTCCTCGTGGCCGCGCGTCCCGGGTGGCGCCCGCGGCGCGGAGCGTGGCATCGCATCGTGGGCGGACGCTGTTATGTAGGCACCATTGGCAAGGTGATCGCGTTCCGCGGCCTCGGCTTCGTGCGCATGCGTTTCGGGAACGTCGAAGTCAGCGTCGAGATGAAATACCTCGACCGCCGCGAGGTTTCCCCATGAGAGTCGCTCGTCACCCCGGGCGCTGGCGGCTCGCCTGGCGCGACGAGTTTGGTTTGTGCGGCAGCACCTCCTTCTCGACCGAGGAGATGGCGCGCGAGGCGATGCTCGCCTACGACCGGCCGCGATGCTGGGCGGCCGTGATCCACCCAACCCGGTACGTGTTCGCCGCGGAGGTAGGGACGCGCTTCGCAGATTTGCAGAGTTTCGCTTTGGTGCGCGAGGCGCCGACGCTGCCGGCGGCCGAGCGGCCGAGAAGGACCACAACGTCAACGGCGAGAAAGTCGCCGGGAAAGGAGCAGAGCGCAAGAGAAGGACGGGTCTTCGGGCGCGCGGGCTAACCCATTTGGGCCGCGCGCCCGCTTCCTTCGCGCGGTGCGCGGCTGAAAGCGATCAACATGGAAAACTTCGACGATTGGATGAAACAGCTCGGGCGTTCGCGCCAACGGATAGAGAAAACTTCGCGGGACATCATTGCGTTCGTCCGGGTGCTGCCTCCGTTGCTGAAGGATCACGGCTGCGCCTCGACAGCGGAAGAATTGGACCGGCTGATTTTTGCTCACGACTCCGAGAACGAAGGGGTCTCGAAACTGATGCAAGACAACCCGGACCATATTTTCGAAATGCTGCGAAAGGGAGCAGCCTCGGGGGAGTGAATTGCAGATGGAAGGACAAACCTTGGTTTACGCGCCGTTCCCCATGCGCACCGGGGAGCTGCTTCAGATCCAGGGCGAGAACGGGGTCGTGCGCACCGTGCGGGTGGGCCTGCCGGTACAGGGCGGGGAACCTCCATCGATGTTCGCGCCAGACGAAACCGTCTACTGCTTCCAGGTTCTGGACCCCTGAGTGAAATGCCTGTCCGTCCCGAGTTCCGCAAGTTTTACGGCCGCATCTGGCGCCACGCGACCAGGATGCGGATACTGGCACGGGCCGGACATTGCTGCGAACGATGCGGCAAGCCCAATTCGAGGCGGCTAAGCAAATCGAAAGGTCATTGGGAGCGCGTCGAGACCGTGAGCGGCAAACTGTTTGGCAAGCCGGTCATGTTCTGGCGACACTCGGGGCGACAGTCAGGAATCCGAGGAAAGTATTCGCCCTGGCGGTCGAACGACGGGACGATCACAACCCACTACTTCGTGAAATCGCTCGGCTGGAAGGTCCGCTTGATCCGCGTCGTGATCGCGGTCGTGCACCTGAACCACACGCCGGGCGACGACCGCGACGACAACATGGGGGCGCTGTGCCAGTGGTGTCACCTGGTCAACGACCGGGGCCACCATGCCGAGACGCGGGCGACGCGCAAGGATTGTGGCCGGCCGCTGCTGGGGAGGATGGCGGGATGAACCAGCTTACGCGCCGCCCTCGGCCTTCAAAGGTTGTTCCGAATTGGCTGCTGATCGTGTTTTTCGCGGTCGTTTTCGCGGTGGGGTGGCTCTTGTGGGACGGGCTGAAGTGGGTGTGGAACTTGCGTGATGTGAGACTGATCCCGTGAGACACGTCGAATGGCCCGACATCGTCGCGTTAGCCGCGTGCGTTGCTGTCTGGTTGATGCTTTGGCTGAGCGGAAGGATCTCGGCCGGTTTGCCGGCGTTTTCCCGTAAGAAAGCTCGACTGACTCGATTGGGCACTGAGACTCCAGAAGGTGAGGCTGATCCCATGACCAACGAGGATTTCGACGTAGAGGCTATTTACGACGAGCAGATCAGCCCGCTCATGACGCAGATCATCGCGCTTTGCAAGGAGCACCAGATACCCATGCTGGCGTCATTCCTTTACAGCCGGAGCGACACCGGCATTAAGGAGGAGACGAACAGGTTCTGCTCCACGTTGTTGAACCAGTTCGATGGGAGATTCTCTCGGCACTTGATGATGGCAAATGAGATCCTCTACGGCCGCCTACCCAAGCATCGGATATCGTTTTCCCCCAAGAAGCTCGACTGGTTCGCGGTTGCCGTGTGGGTGGGCGCGTTCACATTCTGCGGCCTGATCTGGTGGGGCATCTGGCTGCTGGCGGGACTCGATTGGGCATTGATACTCCAGAAGGTGAGGTTGCTGCCATGAACACTGAGGAGCCTATGGATTTTACAAGAGCTACGGCAATAACTCCCGAAGTGGAAGAAGCCGTCAAGGATGCTTTTGAATATCACCGCTGGACGGTCGAGCAAATCCGTGCCGGCAACTTCGTCCGTCAGGCGCTGGTGGACGCAATTAAGGCAATCATCGTCAACGTCCCCCCTGGCCCTGACCGGACGGTCGCGATGCGAAAGATCCGCGAGGCCAGGATGGACTGCAACAGCGCGATCACACACGGGGGCAAGTACTAATGAACGGAATCCCCGGAAAGATCCGCAAGACGCTCGCCGGATTTCTGGTCCTGATGGCTTTGCCAGCGGGCATGGCGCAAACGCTGAGCTTGGTCTCGGCGCGGGATCAAATTGAGGGTAGCTTCGTAACTCCGCAATCGGTTTACGCGGACCAGCGGTATGTCTACCTTGCCTCGGCCCAGGGCAAACTCTTCATCCTGGAGCGCAGCGTCGCGAGGGACTTCCCGCTCGTCGCCACGATCGACGTTAGTTCGGCCCCGTTGACGGCGGTGCGCGGAGATGACCAGGCTATTTTCGTATCCTCCGCCGACGGCTCTCTCTATGTTTTCAGCAAGGTGCAACCGTTCCCACTGTTGAATACCTTGACTCTTTCACCATTTGGGCTCAACGCGCTGGCGGTCCGCCAGAAGCAGGGCGGCAGCGATTTCCTCATATCTCATGGGCAGGCCCGGCTGGCGGCGAACGAACAGCGGGTCTACCTTTCTGAACTAAATGAAGGGGAGGTGGGGGTCCGCCTTGACCGGAACACTTTTGCAATTCTCCAGGAGTATGGGCTGAAGTTTGAGTCCGGCACCGTTGTATTCGATCGCGTCAGCGGCGCACGCATTGGCGCCGTCCCCAACCCATACGATTTGTTGGGGAGGCCAGCCCAAGTCGCGCTTTACGTCGATGGCCAGGTGCTGTTCCAGACCACGCCCGGCTGCTGCGGACGGGGTGTACGGGTTTACGATTCCTCGTTGCGCCTGGTTCGGTTTTTCAACCGTCCATCCACCAACACGGTGGCGTTGTCCGGAGACAAACGATGGCTGGTTGCCGGGAATGAAAACGGCACTGTGGATATCTTCGATTGGAAGAGTAGCACGCAACTCGCCGCCAGCGTCAATTTGCGCGAGTTAATGGGGTACTCCGGGTCCGAGGCTGTCGAGATCCGGTCGCTGTGGGTGGAGGGCAACTGGATCTTCGCCGCGTCGAGCCGGGGGAATGATTCGAACCAGAGCCCGTCGCTGCCAGCGCTGTTCGTGCTGCGAATTCAGTAGCGGATGCCATGAAAGTTAAGAGTTCTGACCCTCACCATCGGTTGCATTACCAGTGGCGGTTGGATCGCCAACTGGAGCAGATGGCATTGACCCCTCGCCAGAGCGAGCTTATCTGGCTCCTGGCCACGGATCACACCATGAAAGAGGCAGCCTGTCTGATGCGACCGCCAACCACCGAGATGACGGTGAAAATGTATGCCAAGCAGGCTAGGCGGCGTCTCGGGTTTAAGACGACGTATGGGCTAGTCTTCTACATTGCGCGATGGAAAGAGGAAACCAATATACAGGCGGTGCTCGGATGAGTCTGATTGATCCCGTTGACGAAGAGAAGCTGATCGGCTTTGCTGAGGCCGCACTAGGCAGGCTGCTGGATCAGCGGCAAGCCGCGCTGCTCCAGATGCTCGGTGATCATCTCACGGCCGCCCTGGACGCCGCCCTGGGTGCCAGACGCGCGGAAATCAGCATCGAGGATGGAAAAATAATTGTCACATTTGGGAGAACACCATGAAACGACTGCTAGAAAGCAAAGTACTGTACGTCACTGTTTGCGCACTGTTCGCGCTGGCGATATGCGCGAACACGTTCGCCGGAGGCTCGCTTCCGGCATTCAACGGCAAGCTGGTCCCGGAGATCAGCCATGGCCCAGTGCCGCCGCCCGATCCGGATGTCCATGGTGGCGCACATGAGAAAGGAAGACTGATGATCGTTCGCACAGTGGTTGAAAGGGATTTGGCGACGTTGCAAATCATCCTGATCCCCGAGACGGCCGTCGAGAAGGCGGTGCTTGGGGTGATCCCGGCTGGGACCAGATTTACCGCGCTTCGGCCGGGAGACGAGTCCGAGTCGGTTGTGCTTGTGCTGCCAGATCCCGAGAAGGCGCCATTGAAGGAGCCCCGCAAGGGGATGGAGGAAACGCAACCAATTTACCATGCCGAGAGACGCTGAAGCCGTAAATCCAGGAGCCGATGCCCAAGCCTAAGCGCCACTTCGACGCCGTGTTCGATGCGCGCGTCTCCTGCGCCTACGACGAGTTCCTCGGCGCAAACGACCGCACGGCGTTGACGCGCGCCGCCGAGGAGCTGGGCGTCCCACGCTGGGTGGTCAGCCGGCGCGGGAAGGACCTGGGCCTGTCGCGCATCAAAGAGAAGCCCTGGAGCGCGGAAGAGCTGAGCTTGCTTCGGGAGTGGCGGCACTACGGCATCAACGAGATTTCCCGGCGCTTCCGCGAGCGCGGGATCGCTCGTTCACCCTTCGCGGTCCTGCTGAAACGCCGCCGCCTCAATTTGACTACGCGGAATACCGAAGACGGTTTCAGCGCTCATCGACTGGCCGGCTTTCTGCGCATCGACTCGCATCGAGTCAGCGCGTGGATTCACGTCGGGCTGCTCCGCGCGGAGATGCGCCAGACGACCCGGGTACAGGCCCAGGGCGGGGACGGCTACTGGATTCGCCGGGACGACTTCCGCGCGTTCGTGCAGGCCTATCCCGAGCAAATCGACGTGCGCAAAGTGGATCCGCTCTGGTTTATCCCGCTGCTGCTGGGCAGCGATGGCGCGGTGTCCCCGCGCGTCGAAGACGAGGAGTACTTCACGTGTCCGTAGAAAGCGTGCGCATCCTGGACGAAATTCGGCGGGCACAGTCGATCGTCAACCGTCTTGTTGAAAGCCGCCTTACCCCGTCTACCGTCCAAGGCCTCCGGCACCTGGAGTTCGCTGCACAGGCCTTGGAGGATGCGGAGAAGGCACTACAAGGCAAGAAGCGAAGGCAGCCACGGAGGCCGTATCACGGTTCCGCGGCGGAGGGCAATCGCTGAATGGACGGACTTGAGGAAAACTTTACGCAGTGCGACCTGATCCTCGGTATCCATCGGATGCCGCAGAATGAGCGGCACGCGATTTTCGGGACTTCGTTCAGCCCGCAGGGCGACGACAGGCGCTCTTGGGGAGGGATATGGATGTTTCACGCCTACACCCGGCTGTGCAAGCAGCACGGGCTGGCCGCGTTTGTGAACCGCTGGAGATACGCGGCATGCAGTCGCTGGAGATACACGACATGAAACCAACGGAATGCGCCGCCAGAGAACGGGAAAACGAATCATGCTGCTGAGCGACCTTGCGAACAGGTTTGCCTATCACCCGCCGCGGAACGATCGTATCCAAGAGCGGCTTGGCGGGGTGCGTCGTCTGTGCCACGAGCTGGCGCTGGGCATCGAAGCTCTCGCTCCGGACTCGCGCGAGAAATCGCTGGCCATGACACACCTCGAAGAGGCGATGTTCTGGGCGAACGCGGCGATCGCCCGGCATCAGGACGCCATTCTGCACCAGGATATGGTGAACGCGATGATGGAGGAAACCAAAATCCCATGAAGGCTGGCGATCGAGTCCGCGTAAAAGCGAACGGATACATCGGAGTAGTGCAGGCCGTCTCGAACGGCGCCACCCCGTACCCGATTTTGGTGGAGTTCTCGGACGCCCGGCACGGAGACTGGCGTGTCTCGTTGGCGTCCAGGAACATCGAGCTGGTAGAGCACCAACAGCCCCAGGCGATGTTTGCGGAGCCGGCAGCATGATGACGTCGCATAGAGTCTTCGCAATCTTCCTCGCCCGCGAGTGCCCGGCCTGCGGCGGGCGCAAGTCGCCAAACACTGCACTGTGCGTTACGTGCTATCGGGCTCTGCCCAAGGAGAAGCGGGCAGAACTGTGGAACCGGTTCGGCGCAGGGTTCGAGGAGGCTTTTGAACAGGCTTTGAGGTTTTTGTCTGAGACATTCGCCCACAACGTTAGGGCCGGTGGGCGCGGAGCGGCAGCGAATGCCAGTCCGGGGGGCCGCGGGGAATCCGGACCGAGTACCGAGCCAGCGGGCGCTGGGAGTGAGAAACGTGGCCATGCAGCCTTCGGCCACACGACCCACATAGCGCAGGATGGGCCAAGCGCGGCGCCGCCAACCGTCATCGGAGCACATGCCGGCCAGGGAGATTCCGGCGGGTGATCTGGCAGCCCGCCGGACAGCACAGGGGAAGCCATGAAACACGCTGGAGCCAAGCGTCGACGTCGCCTGCGGAGGGCAGGCACCTGCCCGATCTGCGGCTCGATCGGCGGCGGCCACCTCTGCCAAGCGTGCTCGGCCGAGAAAGAAGCGCTTCGCCGGCTGTTAAGGATCGCCGGCGGCCGTCTGGACCTGACGCGGCCGGGTGTTTTGTCAGAGCTTCGGTGTCGCTCCGGATTGAGCGAGGAGACTCCCCCATGGTTGCAATGATCGACCGGGTGCTGATGAATGTGGCGATGTGGCTTCTTTTTTCCCTGGGGGCTCTTCTTTTTTCCCTGGGGGCTCTGTGGCTCATCCGGCTGACATGGAGGTGGAGACGCCGGAAGCCGCGCGTGACTTTGCCGGCGCTTTTCGCTCGCGTGCTGCGCTGGATCGCTGTGCGGATGATGGCGCACGCCTGCTGCTTCGAAGAATATCTCGTGCGGTACCGGCACAAGAAGGGGCGGTTAACCTCGTTCTTTTTTCCGTCCGAAGCGACCGACGCCGGCCACGAGTTGACCCCGCTCGAATACTTCGAGTGGAAGAAGGGTCTGGTAGAACCAGACCCAATGGGGGAGGTCGGCGAAAGCCCAGCTCCCCCACGTACCCACGAATATAGATCGTCCCTGAATGATTAGAGGGCGAGAAGGAGAAACAGAACCAATATGGATGGAGAGGCACAAACGGCACAAACGGCAGGAGTCCTGCCAACCATCAACCGGGCGACGATGCTGATCGCCTGGTATCTCACGGCGATCAGCACGGTGCTTTCGGAAACCTGCGTGGCGACCGATACGCTGATCGAGAAGCTCAAGGCGGCCGGCTACTCGCCGGAGCTGATCCGCGAGACAGTCGCGATCTTCGCGCGGGTAACCGAAGCGGCGAACGCGACAATTGATCTCGTCCCCTCGTTGCGGGCGATCGGCTCACAGGGCACAGGAGCCCCTGTCCCGGTGGCGGTCCCCGACATCCTCGCGTCCGGTCCACACCTGGTTCGGGTGGCGCGCGCCGCCTCACCAGCTACCGGCGCTACCGCTTCACCAGGCGGGTTCAGCGGGTAGTTCGCTTTGCAAGCCGGAAGGGGGGGGCGCCCGTGGCCTCCCTTTTCTCTCTAACTGGGATGAGTCTCAATACTCCACAGCCACCTTCGAGGCGTAGCATCCTGCCGGCCGTTTGGGACTTGGTGATCGAGGACATGCGAGAGCGTGACCGCATCGGTGCCGAGTTGTACGGCAGCCGGCTTCAGCCGTTCAACGGGCGTGATCCGATGGTTGATCTCTACCAGGAGCTGCTGGATGCCGCGGCATACGTGCGGCAGGCGATCTACGAAAGGGACGGCGCATGAAATGGGCGAGGGCCGGGTGAAAAGCGATGCCGATGATCTACACCTTCCGCATTGAGGACGAGAAGCGGCGCGCCGCCGCCCTGAAGGGCCTGACGGAGCATCAGTTCGAGTTTACCCAGGACGCCGATGGTATTCACATAACGACGGCTGACGGGGTAACCGAGCCAATGGCCGCCCTGTTGATGGAGGTGATAATCCACTCGATGCTGGAGGTCCCGGTCAAACAATGGGCCGACGAGGCCGAGATGATGCGCGAGTACCAGCAGGACCTGGCCGCGCTGTCCTTCGCGCCACCGATCAGCTTCCGGCTGACGCCGCTCGAGGCGATTGCGGTGGTGATCGGTCTCCAGATATTCGCGCGTGATCCGGCTTGGTTCGAAAACGTCGTGCGGCTGGTCGCCGTCAAGACAGGCCTGCGTTTGACCAGCGACTTGGCAACGACGCCGGCAATCGCCGCGGTCACCAAGAGCCGGTGGGATTTTCCCGAACTGTTGCCCGGCAACTATCCGGCGCCGCCGCCACCCAGCCCGGAGACGGTGCATTGACGCCGCCAGCCCAACAGCCCCGCTGCCCCGTCTGTGACACCCTGTTGCAGCAGGTGGACTTCCGCCCGGGCAAAGAGGCCTTTCATCTGTCCGGTGGCGCACGAAGCGCAGCGCCGCGGGCTGCTCGGCAAGCCGGGCCGCAAGCACAAGGAGGCGCTGGTCTACCTGGCCAGGCGGCGGGCATCATGACGGGCGCAAACAAAGCCCGGCCATTGCTGATTTCCAGCCGCGAACCCATCCACGAGTGGTTCGAGCTCTCCTACGCCAACTACCTGGTGCTCCCGCGAAGTCTTCTGCAATCGATGCCTGTGGAGTGGCAGGAGCGCATGGTCTCGCTGCTGAATGAGATGGACCGTGCATTTCAACTCCCGCCGGTCGAGTATCGCGTCCAGATGATTCGGGACGGCAAGTTCGTCCGTGACGAGCTGGCCGACTACAAGCGCGGCCGCCGGCGCGTGAGGAGAACTGGCAATGTATGACCAGCGGATCGCCGATTTGGAGGCCGAGAACGCGAAATTGCGGGCTACAGTGAAGGCGACTATAAAGACGCAAATGCTCTGCGACAAATGTGGAGCACGGGTGCGACTGAAGAAGGATGGTAGGGTAGCCAAGCACCGCTTGCCACGCCCCACGCGATTCCTGGGATGCTACTGCTTCGGCGGAGGGAGCGGGCGATGACACCCCTCTGCCACGCGGTCAGCAAGCCGGGTCGACCGGCGTACGTCTGCCTCTGCAAGCAGCGGGGGCTGAAGCTCGGGACCGCGCGGGGCTGCTGGATACGGGCGTTTTACTTCGGCGCGAAGTCCGAAAGCTGGCTGAAGAGGCTCGAGGCGCAGGATCAGATCGGTGAGGAAGCGATGGAGGCGGCGGGGTGAGCTACCAGATCCTCCAAGGCGACGCCCTCTCCGTGCTACGCACGCTGCCGGCTGAGTCGGTGCACTGCGCGGTGACCAGCCCGCCCTACTTTGGCCTGCGAGATTACAAGATCGAGCCGCTGGTGTGGGATGGGGAGCCGGGGTGTGGGCACGAGTGGGATGCCCACTATAAACCTCCGCCGGGAGGCAAGAGTGCGGCTTCGAGCGGGCTGCATGGAGCGCAGACTAGCGCCACTTATCGAGATCGGCTGGAAGAACAGCATCAGATGAAGGGAATCACGACGCACTTCTGCCAGTGTGGTGCATGGCGCGGCTCCCTTGGCCTGGAGCCCACCATCGAGTTGTACGTCGAGCATCTGGTGTCGGTGTTTCGCGATGTGCGGCGGGTGCTGAGGCCGGAGGCAACGTTGTGGCTCAACCTCGGCGACTGCTACGTCACCAACCCGCACGGCGCCGGCTCGACGTTCGACCCGAAGTATCCCGGTGGCCGCGATCGCTCGGAGGGATTCCGGGCGAATCGCACGAACACGCCGGGGAACCTCGGCCTCAAATCCAAGGACCTCTGCGGCGTGCCGGAGCGCGTAGTGCTCGCCTTGCAAGCGGACGGCTGGTACTGGCGATCGCGGATCCCCTGGGTGAAGCACAACGGAATACCGGAGAGCGTGGACGACCGGCCCACGAGCATGGTTGAGTACCTGTTCCTGCTATCGAAGTCCGAGCACGCCTACTACGACCGGGAGGCGGGGCGGATCCCCAGCAACGGCAACCGCGGCGGTGGACGTCAGCGCGCGGCATTGCTCGGCGACCAGCGATACGTTCGCATGGCCGCCCCCAAGGACACGGACGGCCGCACTGGACGCCACGCGGAATTTCAGCCCAGCTCCCGTGCGCGCCGCAACAGCGACTGGCTCTTCTCCTCCCTCGAAGACTACACCCGAGACTTCCAGGGCATGCTCCTCGACGGCGCCGGCGACCCGCTTGCCATGATCGTGAACCCGCAGCCGTTCTCGCTCGAGATGTGCGACGCCTGCGAGACCTGCTACGACCGCCGCGACTACCGGCAGCTTCCCGCGGTCCTGACCTGCGGAGACTGCAAGCGCACCTGGGACGAGACCGGCCCCAAGCTGTCTCGTGTTTGCTCCTGTGGGTCAGCAAATGTGCGCCACGTTCGGGTCTGCGCCTGCGGCGCCCGCACCTGGGTGTCGCACTTCGCGACGTTCCCGGAGCGGATCGTCTCGCCGTGCATCTTGCTCGGATCGAGCGAGCACGGCTGCTGCGTGACGTGTGGGGCGCCGTATGAGCGGGTGGTCGAGAAACCCAACAATGGGGACCTTCATCCGCGTCCAGACCTCAAGGCCGCCGGCGTACATCGGCTCGCGCACACGGAGAGAAGACGGGTGCAGGTCAAAGGAACGCGGGAAGGGGAGCAGTTCTCGCAGACCAGGATGCTCATGGGAACCTACGCGGCCCGGGAAGCTGGAGGAGAGCACGACAACCCGTTTCCCGCGCCTCACACCGCCGGCTGGCGGCCGACGTGTTTCCATCCCATGTTCCCCGCCAACGAGCCGGTTCCCTGCACGATCCTCGACCCCTTCGCCGGATCCGGCCGAGCCGGCCTGGCTGCGGTGAAGCTCGGGCGGAACTTTATCGGGATCGAGTGCAGCGCTAAGTACGTGAAGATGGCCGAGTGGCAGGCGGCCAAGCTGAGCGAGGAGGCGAGACCGTGAACCGAAACCAAGACATGAAGGCGCCCAAGCGTATCCAGCGCAAACGGACACTGGGATGGAAGATGCCAGAGGGGGCGGTTTATGTGGGACGCCCGTCGAAATGGGGGAACCCTTTCCGTCGTGGGGACTGTAGCGCCGAGGTGGTCGTGTCGTGCTTTCTCTCGTACATAGAAGGGAATCTGGACATCATCGACTCCGTGAAGCGGGAACTGCGTGGCAAAGACTTGGCGTGCTGGTGTCCGCTGGATCAGCCATGCCATGCCGATGTGCTCCTGGAGATTGCAAACTCACAACTGAGAGAGGTCTAGAACGTGAACCGAACCAAGATCGAATGGGCCCAGTTCACGGTGAACCCTCTCCGCGCGCGAGACAAGGAGACCGGGAAGGTGGGCCACTTCTGCGCGCGGATCTCGCCTGGCTGCAAACACTGCTACGCCTCGCGGCTCCAATCCCGGTTCGGCACGCCCGATTTCAGCGCATTAAACCGCGACAAGGTTGAGTTGTTCCTGGATGACGCCGTGCTCCAGCGGGTGATCCGCCGGCGCAAGCCCGCGACGATCTTCTGGTGCGACATGACGGATATGTTCTACGAGGGCTACCCGGACGAGTGGATCGACCGCATCGCGGCGACTTGCGCGCTTACTCCACAGCACCAGCATCTGTGGCTCACAAAGCGGACGGAGCGGGCGCGGAAGCACCTGAACGCCCCTCACGCTTGGGATTATGCGCGTCCAACAGGGATGAAGCATATCGATTGGCCGCTACCCAACGTGTTCCCCGGCTTCTCTGCCGAGGACCAGCCGCATTTCGACCAGCGCTGGTCCGACATGCGGCACCTGGCCGCGGCGGGGTGGCAGGTGTGGTGTTCGTACGAGCCGGCGCTCGGGCCTGTGGATATGGGCCGGGCGTTGGGTTTATGGTGCGCCGCGTGCGGGGTTGGAAAATGCGCAGTGGACGAGCAAGGCGACGCCTATTGTACAGGGTGTCGAGAGGAATGGATTGATCCGTTTTTCTCTGGCGTCGTCGCCGGCGGCGAGAGCGGCCCGGGTGCGCGGCCTGCGCCTCCCGAGTGGTTCCGATCCGTGCGCGATCAGTGCGAGGCGGCGGGGGTGCCGTTCCATTTTAAGCAGTGGGGCGAGTGCATGCCGATATTCCACGGCATCAACCCATCCGAGAACGACCCGAAATGTCGTATCAGTGACGGGTTTACGTTCCCACGCGATCAGGGCCAGAAGATTGGGCAGCATATGTGGCGCGTCGGCAAGCGCGCCGCCGGCCGCCTGCTCGATGGGCGCGAGCACAACGAGACGGCGTGGGGGAAGGCGTGAACCACGACACCATCAGCCGAGACGAAGATTGCGCCTGCGAATGCCATCTGCGAGATGAGTTGGACCGCGATGAGCCGGAGGACTTTGAGGCTAATGAGTTTGACGGGGTGATCGAGGGGGTGATCTGTCCCGAGTGCCACGCCCGTATTGGAGAGGGGGATTCTCATGATTCCGAATGCCCATATGCCTGAGACGGCTGCTGTGACCGAGCGCCCGATCATCCTAAACGCCGAGGCCGTTCAGGCCATCCTAAAGGGGCGCAAGACCCAGGAGCGGCGGGTGGTGGAGCCGCAGCCGCATAAGAGCACCGCTTACTACCTAGCGCTCCTCTGTCCCTTCGGCGTTCCCGGCGATCGCCTTTGGTTGCGGGGGCCGACCACCAGACCCCCGTGGGCCGAGCGCATCACGCTGGAGTTGACCGCCGTGCGCGTCGAGCGACTTCAGGACATCAGCGAGGCCGACGCGATCGCGGAGGGATATACGCGTTCTGCCGTAGAAGATGATGGATCGCCGCTTGGGGCGGCATTGGCTGGCGGGGTGTGGACCGCCAAATTCAATTTCATGTTCGCGTGGGACCACCGCAACGCCAAGCGCGGCTTTGGGTGGACGGACAACCCGTGGGTGTGGGTGCTCGAATGGAGGCGATCATGATGGGCAAAGACGAGGCCGATTTCTTCCGCGCGAAGTTGCTGCCGATCATCCGCGACGCGGCGAATGACCACGGCGGGAACCCGATGGACCGCAACCCGCTGCGGTCGCTGCTCCGGCAATTGATCGAGTACGTCGAGTATTTGGAGGCCGAGAACAAGCGGCTACAGACGGACAAGGAGCGTCTGGATTGGCTAGCATCGGAAGTGAATGGCTGGGCTAAAGCCTACCGCCGATGGACCGGTGAGCCGCCGTTTCCTGAGACGTTGCGTGCCGCCATCGACGCGGCGCGGAAGGGGCAAGGGTGAGACCCATTCTGGGAGAGGCTTGGGGAACCCTTGCGGAGGCCAAGCGATGACCATAGGCTGGGAGGTCGCGGTGCCGGCGATCCTGGCTACCTGGCTACTGCTCTACTTAGCCCAGCGCGCGGCGCAGGGGAGTCAACGCCGGACGCTGTGCATCGACTGCGCGCATTTGGACCCTGAGTCACAAGACGAGCCCCCTGAATCACGATGGATGTGCGCCGCGCCGATGTTCACCGAAGTGAACTTCCTGACAGGCGGGCCGAGGAGTCAGCGCTTATGCTCGTGCATCAACACAAAGGGGAAATGCCCCGGGTTCAAGGCCAAGGCGCGACGCCCCCACCCTTGCAATAGGGAGATCCTGATCTGGCCCCACGCTTGGATCAAAAAGCGGAAGGGCGCGAAACCATGACACGCCGCGGACTACTCGCAGCCCTGGGAGGCTTTGCTCTCGATCCTGAGCGGCTCCTGTGGCGGCCGGGAGCGAAGCTGATCTCGATTCCCGCTTTGATTCCCTCGTTTCCTCCCTCGGTTCGCGTACGATGCACCCAGGGCGTCCTCGAGGTGGCTTGGCCGCCGGGTTCCTGGACGGCGCTCGGGCCGCTCAACTTGCGCAAGGCCCTTGCGCTTCGAATGGCTGACGGGCCGATCAACTTTCCCCTTTCGCTTCGGAAGACTGACTGGGCGAGGCTTCACTGAGCTGCCGCCGCCGGCTTTCTCCGCTTGGGGCACTTGGGTAGGCGAGGTCAAAATAAAGTTTCCGCCCCCCCCCCTCCCGGCGTATCGTTTTGTAACACGGGGGAAGCCTGCCGGAACGTTGCCCAGTCGTGCAAAAACCTGTGGAAAGTAAGGAAAACCAGTACTTCCGCCCTGCTGGAATACGGTTTTACCCAATAACGACGGCCTTCGCGCGCATTCTGAAATTGCGCCCCTGGACCAAAAGGTAAAGGTTTTGGTCCAAGGTTCAGGGCCAAACGGTACCGTATGGAATCAACACGTTACAAGCACAGAATGCGCAACCGCGAGAAGGGGTTTTGGTCCAGCCTTTTTCAGGCTGTTTTGAGGTCGTTTGTTGACTCAAGCAACCGTTCGACGGTACCGCGGCCCACGCCAAGTTGCGCGGCGATCGCGCGCTGCGAGAAGCCCGCGCGGTGCAGCTTCCGCGCGCGCTTCTGATCGAGCGACACGTTCGGCCGTCCGATCCGCACGCCCTTGTGCTGCGCGGCCGCCATCCCCGCCTTGACGCGCTCGCGGATCATTTCGCGCTCGAACTCCGCCACCGCGGCCAGGATGTGCAGCAGCAGCCGGCTGGTCGGGTTCGTCTGGTCGGTGTCGAGCGATTGCGACGTTGCAATGAACCGGATGCCCCAGGAGTTGAGCTGTCCGAGCTGCTCGGAGAGATTGAGCACCGAGCGCCCAAAGCGGTCCAGCTTCCAGACGCACACGGCATCGAAGCGGTGTTCCGCCGCGTCTTGCATCACGTGATCGAGTTCTGGACGGCTGGCCTTCGCCCCGCTCCATCCGGTATCGACGTACTCGCCGGCGATCGTCCAGCCTCTCCGGCCGCAGTACTCGCGCAGCTCGCGGAGCTGCATTTCACAGTGCTGGTCGATCGTGGATACCCGGGCGTAGATGGCGCAGCGCACTCATTAAGGTTATCGACACTTGGGAGGGGACACGCACAAAGCGGTATACTCGGAATCAAAGTGGCTGCCCTTAGAATCGCGTTGGGATGCGCGGGGGTTTTCCTTTCCCCTCGGCGCCCCACGGTTGGCTGTTGCTTTTGAATCACTCCTCCCTCTAGGGGCGCCGGCTCCTCGGTGGATCGGCGCCCTTCGAGTGTACCCTCTGCACGGCTTGAATGACTCGCGGGGGGTTCAGTTCCGGATGCGGCCCCACCAGCCAGCGCCACAGCAGCCTCAGCAGGATCACGGCTGGATCTCCGGCCAGGTGGCCAGGATTGCCTCCTCGAGCTCACGGCGCATGCGCTCCGGCTCGTGTTCCGCGAGCAGTTGTTCGAGGACTCCATCCAAACCGAATTCGTTCAGCATCTCACTGAGGCGCGGATCCATGGACTCGCTCCTTTCTCCGTGCGGCGCCGCGCGCTCGAAGAGCCTCATCCGCCGCCCGCCGGGCCCCCAAATAAAACAGTTGCCCCACTGTAAAGCGGTACCGCTCGCCCTTGTGGCCTTCTCCCTTCAGCCGAACGAGCACGGTCCCCGTGGGCTCAAGAACCACCACGACATGCCGTCCCCGGATGCTGCTGAAACTCTCGCGGACCACGGGTTTGGTGAGCAACGTCATCCGAACACCTGCCGAGGTGCCGGCACCAGCGGGTTGGCGATCCCTTCCCGCAGCTTGTCTGCCATCTCGTAGGCCCTCGCCCCGATGTCGTTCATAGACGACAGCCGGTCTTCGTGCCAGAGCGCGCGCCACTTCTTCCGCTTCTCGGGATCGTCGATCAGATCCAGCCCCGCCATGTAAGTATTGCGGTCCTCTTCATGTCCGATGATGCAGGACTCGAAGCAGGCGGCCAGCTCAACCCTCTTGACCGGATCAGTGGTTACCCGATCAACTACCGCTTCCAGCCCTTCGCCGAAATGTCGCTGACACCATTCCTCCGCTCCGCCGAAAAGGAACAGGGGGACCTCCTCCCCATCCCCATGAAGGGGCATGAAGGAGTACTGTCCGCTCCCCAAAAACAGACAAGCGACCAACGCTACGTCGAGAGACTGAGCCTCAATTGTGTACGAATCGCTCATGTTGATGATGTCGTAGAGCATAGCTATTCCTCCACCGTACCGCCGAACTCCCGCTCGCACTCGGCCCAGTAGGCGCAACTCGAGCGGCTGCAAAACATGGACCCCCGGTTCGGGGTGTACAACCCGGAGCGCATCGCCTCCTGCGCGAGCGGGTAGATCACGTCGATGTGCCGCAGATCCGCGTCCGTCACCCGGTAGGCTGACGAGTGAATCTCCGGCGCGGATTTTGTCGGCCGGCCATCCCTGCCCCTGGTTTGGATGAGCGTGTCAATGCCCACCTGGCCGCTGGCTCCCGGCGTCAGCCGTGCGTAGGTGGCCACCTGGCGGGCGTAGTCGGGCCGGATTCCCGGGGGCTTTTTGATGGAGGTCTTGATGTCTACGATCCGGCCGTTCGAGTTGAGCAGGTCGACGTAGCCCTGGACCTTCACGCCTCCGATCAGTCCGGTCACCTTGCGCTCGACGGCCACCGGGGTGATTGCCGGCGCCTTCTCGACCAGGTACTTCTGCGCCAGCACGGAGCCGGTCAGAGCCAACTCCTCCGGATCGTCGTCCGGGGCGAAGCGGGCCGAAGCAGCCTCCGTCTTCCAGCCCTCCGCGTAGATGCCCAGGAATTCCTCGCGCTCGAGATCCTGGCCCGACTGGATCTTCAGCCGAAAGTTCTCAGCCAGGGCGTGGTGGACGGCCCTTCCCATGGCCCGCCTCGCGTCCGTGACGTCGGGCAACCCCCGAAAGTACTTGAAATACCAGCGGGCGTTACAGTCCAGGAAGGTGTTGGTTTGGGAGGGGCTCAGGACCTCGGCCACTTCAAGGTTGAGCGCCGGTTCCGGCGATGCGCACGGCGTGATTGTTGCCGTTTTCCCGGTTCCGCGGCCGAATTCCGGCAATAAGGGCGGGGTGCTTATTGCCGTTTCGCCCTGCCACCAGGTGGCGAGGCGGGCCATAAGGCCCGCCTGCCCGTTCGTGCCGTTGGCGATCATTGACGGTCCCCAATGAAGCGGGTCCGTACATTTTTCCCCGCATCGATGTAAAGGACTGCGGCCGCCTGCCGCAAATCCTCGCCGGTGAACTGCACCGGAAGGCTCTTGGTCGCAGCAGCGTCCCGCGCGGCCACCAGGACGTCGATCGCGTCCAGGTAGCACCGGAGCAACTCGGCCTTGGGATCCCAGTACGGGACACCGTTCGCCACCGCGTGGCCGTTGCCGGCGCCGTTGTGGCCGTTGCCGGAGCCGTTGGGCTTTCCGTTGACCTTGCCGTTCCCTGATGATGGGGTAGAATCGGTGTTGTCCATGACTGGGGCGGCCGGCTTGGTAACCGTTTCCCGCCGAGACGGCTCGGGCCGGCCTGCCTCGTCCTGCCATCGCGGATCGGGATCCACCCGACTAACTTTCCATTCGATTCCCCGGCGGTTTCCGGCTTTGACTTCGGCTTTAGTGACGGAAATCCGCTGGCCCGGCTCGATGCCGAGTTCGCGGATCCGCTCCGCGCAGATGGGCGGCAGGTACATAGTGGTCTCGCCGTTCGGGGCCGACTTCAGGCTGAACATCACCTGCGGCCCGTAGTTTCCTTCCGCTTCCTTCCCGTCGCGGTAGGCTAACGCTACTTCGACGGGCACGTTGGTTTGAAATCGCAACACGCTCATAGTAGGTTGTTTCCTTTCTGTTGTTTCAACTTCAGTACTGTGATTTCGGCAGTCGACGAATCGCCGCGTCCAATTGCCGCACCTTCTCCCGCAGTGGGGCCGCGTCGTCCGCGGTCCGCCGGTCCAAGATCCGGCCTATGTCTCCCCGGAGCGCCGCCAGTTGGATGGCGACTTCCGAGACGGCCTCGGTCAGCATGACGATCAGCTCGCCCGGGATCTCACCCGGGTCGATTTCCCCGACCAGGTGTTGCCCTTCCTGGCGCATCGACTCCTGCCGTGCCACCAGTTCGTTCAAGTCCCTCGGTTTCATGCGATCTTCCTCCCTTTCGCCAGCTCCCAGGCGTCGTTCAAGCCCGCGATCGCGGCCTCGAAGCTGATCTCGAACCGCAACTCGAACGCGCGGCGGCCAATGACATGCACCGCCTCCCGTCCCTCCTGGTGGTGTTTCGCGCAAAGCGGTACGGCGCGGTGGTCGTTGCGCGGCCGGCCGACGTGGTGGGCTTCGACCCACCTGGAGCAGTTCGGATGCTGGACGATGCAGCCGAGGCCGTGGAGCCAGCGCAGATAAGCGCGGTCCTCGACAGCGCCGCGCCGGGGTTTGAGCGATTGCCGGCGGATCGGGGTGTAGCGGCGGATCATGATTTTCCTCCCTCCCAGTTCCATAGACCAAGAGAGCCTTTTGCTGGAATTGGTTTAAGCAGGGGCTTTACGTCAACCAGAATCCAGGCGTACCGTCCACGCCCGTAGTCGCCGAACTCCCGCTCGTGGAGGTTTTCGGCCAACAGATACGTCCATTCCCTGAGAATCCCCGCTGGCGCTCCATCGGCCGCGTACATCCATTCGCTAATCCGGACGCAATCCGCCAGCTTGCACGTCGCCACGACACAGCCCAGGGGCTGTCCAACGATATCCGGCCATAGACGGCTGGCACCATGAACGCGCATCGCCTCGTAGACGACTGGCTCCTGAGCGAACTGCCGAGCTTCTTTGGGATATCCCTTCGCCGCATGGATCGCCAGTGGCCCACGGTGGGGGGTTCCCCAACTCCTGGTCTCGATTGTTTTGGCACCGATCGCCACCAACGTGGCCCACGGCTGTGTAAGGGTGAGCGCTTTCATGGGACCTCCACTTCGCGCAGCTCGGCCACAAAGCACCTCCCCCAAGATCCAGAACAACGGCGGATCGGGGTGTAGCGGCGGATCATGAGTGCCTCCTGTCGATGTGGCGGAACTTCTCCACGAGTTTCTGATGCACCCGTGTCCACTCATCCACATTGATGCCGAAGCCGCGGTCCCCAACGCCTGGGTATTTCCAATGCACGCTAAGCAGGTAAACGATGTGTCTCACTTCTGATTGCGTGAACTTCAGGTCGGTGGGCCGCGGTTTAGCCATTGAGCACCTCCCCGAGTAGCCAGAACAGCACAATAAACGCGACCAGCACGATTCCGGTGAGCGCGTCGCCCAGCCACATCTGCCAGCGCATCCGGCGCGCTCGGCCAACAGTTGAGTTCCGCATGAATTGGGTCATGCCGCATCCTCGATTTCCGGCTCGTAGGGATCGAAGCCTTCCAGGGCCTGTGCGAGGTTGTCGCAGACCGTATGCCGGAAAATCGGCGGCTGCTCGACGCTGGGCTGGTCCGGAGTCACCGGCTGGCCGCACTCGAAGCACAGGCGGTCGATCCGCTCGGGCAGCTTGGGCACGGGCATCAGCCGGTCCAGCGCGTCAGAGAGGGCGTGTAGGGCGTTCATGAGGCCAGCCCCTTTCCGGACAGGGCGGCCGCGCGGAGCAGATCGTGCAGCTCATCCTGGAAGCAATCGAAGCCAGGGTTGTCGAGGTTAGGGGACCACTTGCAAAGGAATTTCGAGAGCAGTTCCCCGAAAGTGGGCGGCGCCGGCGCGCGTTCCAGGGTTCGCAGGCTGGCCGTGGCCACATGTACAGAGTTCTGTACAGCGTCCCAGGCGAGCAGCAGTGCCCGGAGGTCGGCCAACCCCGCTTCTTGAAGCGCCTTCGCTTCGGCGCGGTAGTCGCGTTCAGGCTGCATGGGGGGTCTCCAGGCACGCCAGGCAACTGGCGCAGTCGGCGCACACCTCGCAGAGAAGGGCGCGGCAGATGGAGCAGCGGTGCTCCAGGTATGGGAGTTCGGCTCCGCAGCCGGCGCAGAGCCAGGTCCGGACCGGCGTCTTCTCTCCGGTTGCCGGCCATTCGTCGATGCGTTCGCGCGCCTCGCGCGGGGCGTCGGCGCGTTCGAGGGCTTCCTGCTGGCGCAGGTAGCTCGCCTCGGTGAGGTGGGTCAGCTTCCAGGTGTCGTAGGTGGTTGGCATCATTACCATGGCTCCTTCTATCTTTCGCAAGTATGCATCTGACAGCCCAATGATAACCTGCGCAAGTTAGCATGTCAAGGGATTTTTTCATTTCCTTTGCTTTCTTGCGTCCGTGGGCATATACTGAGGTTCGATGCCTAGCAGAAAAACATCACGTGCGGCGGCGGAGATGGCGAAGGCCCGGGCCGCCAGCATGTCTCCAGAACGACGCCGCGAAATCGCTGGCATCGCGGGCCGCTCCCGGATGACGAGGCTGACCAAGGCGCGCCGGATCGAGATTGCGAAGAAGGCGGCGGCGGCGCGGTGGGGCGTCAAGAAGACCGCGGGCTGAGGGCATCGTGAGACTCTGGCATCCCAACCGCCTGCAATGGGTCGTCATCTGGGCGACGTTTCTCACTGCGAGCCACCTCTCGCTGGATCTTAAGTTGTCTGATTGGTTGCCGGAATCCGGTCGGTCTTGGGGATTGTTCGCCTATTTAGATCGAGCAGACCGGACACCTAAAGGCCGCAACCATCTAAGCGTGGTAATTCTGGCGACGGGCGGCTTGATTTTGTGGCACTTTTCGGGGAGGAAGCGGCCGAAAGAGGTAGGGGCGGGATCAGCCGGAGGTTGTGCGAGTCTCCGAAAGCGCTGCGAGCTACTGTTGCAAGCAAACAAAGCTCTGGATGCGCTCCGGGATTCCGAGGAGGGTACGGCGGACACGGAAGAAATCCAACGGCTTCAGAATATCCTCGACAGCTTGACACTGCAGGCGATGAAGGAGCAGCCGCCCCCAGAGAGTGAAGCCAAAACTGGCGGGTTGTTCGGCCTCATCGTGTTGATAGGGATTTTTATGTTGCTTTGGATGGTTACGGACACACCCGAGAGGCGAACAAGCCATCCCGTCTTCGGCGCTCCCGCCTTCCGGCCCGCTCGGGGGTTTTGACCCGTGGACCAGCGGAGGAAGCAGGGCCAAGGGGAAGAAGGATCAAAGGGCATAATGGACGCGAAACTCAAAGCGAAACTCACAGAGGCTATCGAGAAGGCCTACGAACGCAGAGACAAACTCCAAATGCGGTACAGTTTGCGTACCAAAAAGGGCGCACAAAACGTACCGTTTTCTGTACAGAAACTGTACCATTTGCTTCACGTCGAGGCCCGGCGCAACATGGTGCGCGCCCGACTCTGGCGGAAGATCGAAACGGCGCTCGCCCAGGATAGCGTCGAACGCCTGATCGGCGAATTCATCCGCAAGCACCAGCGCTCCGCCGAAGACGAGGCGCAGCTCCGCCTTCCCGGATTTGAATATTTGCCGGCGCGCATCCGCGCTGGAAGGCAGTCGCTGATATTCGCCAGAGCCACGGTAGCCCAGTTCCTGGCGTACAAGGCGCGTTACGAGCAGCGGGCCGAAAAAGATCAGCGGGTGATGGATGAGTTGCGGCGGCTGGCTGAGAGCGTGGGCCGATTCGCCGACGGGCATCCCGGCCTTACGATTGCCGAGGCATTGGAGCGGGCTCAAGGAACCGGCGGCGCGATCCGCCTTGTGGTTGCGGGGGCTGACCGCTGAACAGGATGGTCCCAGTCGTAAGGAAAGGAAGCCATGAATCGTTCGACGTTCTCAAGTATCGGAATCCCAGTCCTTTTGCTGTTCGTGTTCGTATCCGCTTTCCCAACCCAGGCCCAGACCTGCATCGGCGAGGTGAAGCCTCTCAAACCCATCAATTGCCAGAATGCGGCGCCGGCCTGCCTGTGCGACGAGCTGGGCCTGAACTGCCGCTGGATCTGGTCTTGCACTCCACGGGGTTACGACTCCACCACTTCACGGGCGGAGGAGCCGTCACGGCCAGCCGGAGGCATCGATGCTCGCATCCCGCTGATGGTGCAGCCGCCGCAGGCTGGCAACAGCGGCCTGGACATCCTTCTTCAATACGCGGTCGCTGAACGCCTTAGCGAACCGCGGACTCCGCCACCTCCTGTGCATCCGACAACAGGCGCAGAATGGAGGGCCGTACTGGCCGCAAAGTCCGTGTACCTGGTCAATGCCAGCCATGACGGTGGACTCTTTGAAGGTCTCTATGGGCGGCTCCAGAAATGGGGACGGTGGGGCGTGGTCCAGGACGAACGCGACGCCGACCTCATCCTGGCACTGTCGGATGGCTACGAGTTCAACAAGCCGCGCTATCTGGCGGTTCTGCACCCGAGGACCAGGGCCCGGCTGTTTTTCGTCTCATGCGAGCGCCGAGTCACGGCGGGTTACACCGCCGGCGTGCTGGTCAACCGGCTGCGCAAGCGAATCGAGGCAATTAATAAACGCCCCATCGTTCCGGTGGCCGACAAGGATCTGGCGGCAGTCGGGACGAACGCTGCCCCTCCGGTTCCTGAGCGTTGGGCTTCAATGGTCGCGGTCGCGCGGGAGCGTTACGGGGATTGGGATGCGGCAACCAAGAGTGCCGAGACAGAGAGGCTGGCCATCACACCTGCCATGACGCAGGCCGTTTTCGGGTCGCAACTCGGCGCGGATTTGGTCTACTGGCTCGCGAAGCACCCCGAGGAATGCCGGCGGATCGCGGCGTTGTCTCCAACTTCCGCCGCCATGGAGTTGGGCAGGATCGAGGAGCGACTTGCGGCAGTGGTAGGGAAGTAGAACCGTGGCCCATCTCGTCGAACTCATTTTCACCACGGAGATTGCTGGCAGCGGAGTCGAAGGGGATCCGATCCGCTGTCGCCCTCAACTTTGGACGAAGGACGGCCAGTTGGTCGCGGAGAGCGACCCGGCCACAGGCAAAGGGTTCTTTAACTGGACGGTGAACCTGGGGCCGCCGCCGCACATCCTCAGCCAGCCACCGCCCGCGCCGCCACCCGATCATAAATAGCCAGCAGCACCAGCCTCTGCGCCTCCCGGTCCAGCTTCTCGATCTCGTGGTCGACAGACGTCATAACCCGCGCCGCGGCGCCTGCCGGGTCCACCAAGACCGGTTGCGGCGGATCGAGCGCGCGCTTCGCGATCGGACCCAGGTCCACCGTCCAGTCCCGATTGACGGCCGATGTCCTGGCGAGCTCCCGCCACTCGCCGGCAACATGCTGCCAAAGGATATACAGCATCGGCCGCCGGCGATGACCCCAGCCAAGCCCGACCTGGCCGGCGCATTCCAGGACGAGGCCGGACGCCGGCATCTGCTCCGCCGGGATCTCGGCCCCAGGCGCCAGCAGCTCGCCTTCAAAGTCCCAGCCGCCCCAGATCCGGTCGGTTTTCATTGCCCGGATGAGCTTCAAGTACGTGATTGCATTCCGCATCGCCGTGCGGGGAAGGTGGACCGTGGGGCGAACGGCGTCGCTATCCGGTCTCGGGGGGGGGGTCACACTCTGATAGTGCGTAGCGGCTACGCATCGTGTCAACTGTGGAACGATTCGGTACTTTGGTAATTTTCCCCCCGTACCTCTTGCCTAGCAGCTTGGCATGTATGATACTGGGAAGCGATGGCTAGGAAAAAGGTACTCGTGGACGTCAGGGAGAGCGGAAAGAAGGGCGGCTTGGCGCGGGCCCGGAACCTCACCCCTGAAGAGCGTAAGCTGTCCGCGCGCAAGGCTGCCCAGGCGCGCTGGGGGAAGAAACGGTGACCAAAGCCGCCACCATCCTTGCACTCAAGGCCGAGATTGAACTCCTGCGGCGCGAGCTTCAGGCTCTGTTGCGCGAACGCCAGGGGTGGTCGGAGACAGCGACCTATCTGCGGCTCCGGAATGAGGAACTGGAAGCTGGCGCTCGGAACAATGCTTCGAAGCTGAAGACTCTCCAGCGGGAGAACCGGAAGCTGAAGGCGCTGGCCAGGCGGAAGCCCAAGAAGGGAGCAGGGCATTGATTCCCCCGGAAGAAGCGAAAGCTGAAGAACAGCACCACGACGCCGAGATTGAGAACGGGATTCGGACTCTCTGCGAGGCTTTGGCCGAGGCCGGGCGCCGGTTGGTGGAGAAGGAAGCCGCGCGCCGGCAGTGGGAGGAAACGGCGATTAGGCAGATGCAACTCATCAAGACGATCGAGACGGAGGTTTCTGGGTTGGGGTCTTTGATCCCGGAGCATCTGCGCATACCGTGTCCCGGCCCCGTCATTCCGGGCATCCGGTACGGAATCACGAAGATGCGCGAAGAACTTGATGCCGCAAGGAGTATCGGCTTCGATCCAGCCCGCCCGGACGGCGGGATTCAGCAGCTCGTGGCAGAGAAGATAGCGGCCGAGGGCCGGCTGAAAGCGATCATCAAGCACCACTTGGCGATTGCATCCTTCGAGCGTGATGGCCAGACGATCTACCAGGTTTACGAGCCGGGCTTCGGGAATTCGGAAAAGCGGGCCTATTTCGGAACTCCCTATGACGAGGATGATGTCCTTGTGACGGGACCAGACCCCTACGCCGCCCTGGACGCGGCGATCGAGAAGGCGGAGAATCCCGTAAAGCGGGGAACTCGCGAATGAGCGACGAACCTAAACCGATGCCCGTGAAACTCCACATCCTGGAACCGATCTGCCAAATGAAGTCGCACGAAGCTCGGATGACGGAGGCTGAGGCTCGACTCATTCTGTCCGGTTGGCTCCGGCGGCCGCATCAGTATCTGGAAGACAGAGCTCGGGCAGTGCTTGAGGAACTGGCAGCAATGAAGAAGCCAAAACTGGACAAAGCCGAATGAGCGCCGAACCTAAACCGATGCCCATCAGACTCCACATCGCCGAAGACCTGAGCCTGCCGCTCGAGGCCGTCACCCAGACCTTCGCGATCCTGGCGAAGCGGCGCGCCGGCAAGAGCTTCACTGCCCGCAGGTTCGCCGAGCAGCTCCACCATGCTGGTCAGCAAGTCGTCATAGTGGACCCCAAGGGGGACTGGTGGGGAATTCGTTCCTCAGCCGACGGCAAGGCGCCGGGTTTACCCTTCGTGATTCTCGGTGGCGAGCATGGCGACGTGCCGCTCGAAGCCGGCGCCGGTTCCGTGGTGGCGAAGCTCGTAGTCGAGGAGCGGGTCAGCGTCCTGCTCGATCTTTCTCATCTACGGAAGTCCGAGGTCGCGCGGTTTATGGGAGGCCCAATGCCTCCGAGGGCGGGGGAGGAAGGTTTTCTGGAGGTTCTCTACCGGCTGAAGGCCCGCGAGCAGTATCGCACGCCGGTGATGCTCGTGATCGACGAGGCCGATGCCATCGCCCCGCAAAGGCCCATGAAGGGAGAGGAGCGCATGCTTGGTGCGGCCGAGGATGTCGTCCGCCGCGGTGGGCAGAGGGGTATCGGCTGCATGATGGTGAGCCAACGTTCGGCCGTCCTAAACAAGAACCTGTTGACCCAGCTCCAGGTGCTGGTCGCGCTGCGCACCATCTCTCCGCAGGATCTGGGGGCGATAGACGCATGGACCGACGTGCACGGGACTGAGGCAGAGCGCAAGACGCTCAAGGCCAGTCTGCCGGCACTCCCGACCGGCGACGCCTGGTTCTGGTCTCCCGGTTGGCCGACCGCGGAAGGCATCTTCAAGAGGGTTCACGTCCTGCCGATCAAGACCTTTGATTCGGGAGCCACTCCGGAGCCTGGCAAGAAACGGATCGAGCCGAAGAACCTGGCGGACATCGACCTGGAAACCCTGAGCCGGCAGATGTCGGCCACCATTGAGCGTGCCAAGGCGGATGACCCGCGCGAGCTGCGCAAACAGATTGTCACGCTTCAGGCGGAACTTCGGAAGAAGGGGGTTACGGCGCCGGCTCCGGATCCGGACGCGATCGAGCGGGCAAAGGCGGAGGGTTACGCCGCCGGCGTGAAGGACGGGCGGGCGGACACGGATATCATTGCTGAGCACTGGGAGCGAGCGGCAGCGTTGATCGGACAGGCGGAGTCGGTCATGAGCAGCGCGTTCACAGCGGTGATTTCCTCCCGGAACCAGCCCAAGCCGGTATTGTCAATGCCCGCCCCTGCGCAGGTTGTCAACCGGCCGGGAGTAGGCAACTCGCCGCTGACAATTGCGGAGCGCAAACTCGCCGCAGAGCGGCTCAAATCGGTAGGGGAGCAGATCAGTTTCGCGCGGGTCGTTTCCAGAGAGTTCGAGCGCAGCAACTCCGGCCTGCGGCGGATGCTGATCGCCCTGGCGCAGCGGAATGGCCTGAGCGCCCGGCAGCTCGGAGTCCGGGCGGGGATGTCCAGCTCGAGTGGAACGTTCGGCACGTATATGGGAAAAGCGCGGTCGGAAGGCTGGATCACGGGCAGCCGGGATCGGCTGGAAATCACCGAGGCGGGTCGGAAGGCTCTGGGATCATACGATCCCTTGCCGGAGGGCAGGGAACTGCTGGCCTACTGGCTCGGAGAGTTGGGCGGGGGCGCGGCGCGGATGCTCGAAGAGCTGGTAAAGCGTTACCCGCGCGCGATGACGGCCGAGGAAGTGGGCGAGGCGGCTGGAATGTCCGCGGCGAGCGGCACGTTCGGAACCTACCTCGGGAAACTGCGGACGCTGGAGCTGGTCCACGGCGGGCGCTCGGATCTGAAGGCGAGCGAGGAGTTGTTTGGATGACAGACATGGACAACAGGATTAAGTTGTACCCGGAGCCGGAACCCGGCGTCGAAATAACGGTTCGCTACGAGGGCCCGGTGCGCAAGATCACCACCGTGTTCTTCTTCCCCAACGGAGCCATAGCCTGCTGCGACGAGCGCGGCGAGCAAGTCGTAGAGTGGCAGACAAATCTGCTGTGCGATCATCTCCGGAAGATGCGGGAGGCAGGAGTTATCGACAAGTCCACCAAACTGAACGTGGCGGGCGAGGAAATCACCGCCGGAGAATACATACCGTGGGAGTGAATCTACATTGGCGGCCGGTTAAGGGAGGGAAGGAAGTCGGCGGCGGTGCGATTCGTGAGCTGCTTATGGATAGGAAACGATTCTGGGATGCTTCCGACGTTCCATATCTGCAAGGCCTGCGCGATGGGGGAGTGGACGGCGCGGCTGAGTTGATCGAGGCGATCAAGAAGCACCAAGAGATCGAATTGTACGTCCAGTGATGGTACGGAAGTGAACTCCCGGCAGCAGGCGGCCATGCTCTTGCGCATCTTTGCGAAGCTGGCCACAGTTCCCTTCATCCGTGAGAAGCTGCGCCGGGCAGCGGATTACGTGAAGGCAACCGAGGCGATCGAGGACCCGGTACAGCTCGGGGGCATGCTGTTTATGGACAGCTTCGACACTGAGCGGACCAGGCGGAAGACAGAGGAATTGTGGGATGCTCCTCCCATGGCCGGAGGACGATAATAGAGGGAGATATGGACCTGAACCGTGAACAAATCGCACGCATTGCACACGAGACGAACCGTGCGTATTGCGAATCGATAGGCGACCTGAGCCAACTTCCTTGGGACGCCGCACCGGAATGGCAACAGCAGTCTGCCCTGAGCGGGGTAACTTTCCACCTCGAAAACCTGGCGGCAGGCGTAGAGCCATCCCCGTCCGCAAGTCACGACGCCTGGCTGAAGGACAAAGCTGAGGCGGGCTGGACCTACGGCCTGGTGAAAGACGTGGAGAGAAAACGGCATCCGTGCTTCGTCCCCTACGACCAGCTCCCCGCTGAACAGAGGATGAAGGATTATCTGTTTGCCGCTATCTGTGGCGCCTTCTTTCGATGCCACTCGATTGCGACGATGAGCAGCTCGGGATAAAAGCAGGATGGAGATTTCGCGCAGGAACTTCGTAGCGGCAGTGATCTCTGCGGCAGCGGGCTATCACCTGCCCAAGGCCTTGGGTGCCTATCAGCCAGGCTGGAAGCCTCCCATCGGCGTGTGGCTCCCCCATGAGCTTCATGCCTTCATCCACGAAAGACTCGGCAGCATCGATCTTCGGATTGGAGGAGAGACCCGGTACTTTGCCACCGACATCGACACCTACAACCCTCTCACGAGGGCGGTGTCACCGGCGAGCCAGATCCTGATGGGCTGCTATGTTCGCTACCAGTCCCTGGCACATCTTCCGGCTGACATGAACCAAGCTGAGCACGCCGCCTGGAAAATGCTCGGAACGTTTTCGGTGATCGGCCCGGATGAACTCGGCCCAGGCAATGGACTCACTTGGTATTCGATGAAATTCTCCGAGGTAGCCTGCGAGTCCGACTCCGATGATGTCGAGGTCGTTTCTGGTGACCAGGTGGTAGTCTGCGAGTTCGACGATATCTATGTCTCTGGTGACCCGGTAGCGATGGAGCGATTCCGATCTTGAGGTGTTGATGGAGATTTCGCGCAGGAACTTCGTAGCGGCGGTGATCGCCGGGATCGCGCTCCCCAGGCTGTCCAAAGCCCTGGGCGACTACGATCCGCACTGGCAGATGCCGATCGGTGTCTGGCTGAGACACGAGCTCCACGTCTTCGTGCATCCGAAGCACGGCAGCATGGAGCTGCGGATTGACGGGCGCACCCGGTACTACGCCACGGACATCGACACCTCAAAGGAGGGCATGCGGCCGGCCAGCCACTTCCTGGTAGGGTGCGACGTTCGCTACGGTCAGCGGTACCGAGACTATTCCGGATACTGGAGCCCCGCAAGAATGGCCGCAAACCGGTTGTTCCTGACTTTCGGGGTGCTTCAGCCTAGGGATCTCGGACCGGGCGGCGGGATCGACTGGAAATTCATAATACCGGACCTTCCGGAAAAGAACCTCTGCTCCATGGAAAACATCTACGTGGCCGGCGATCAGCCGCATCGGAGGATGACTCTCTCCACGCTCGAGCGGGGCGCGTGGGCCTACATGACCTACGAATGCGCCCCACAGCCGATCGTGGACTTGAGCCAGTGGCGAATAGGCGGGTTGGACAGGGTCTAGTCCAGCTCCAGGTAGCTGGTCACCCGCCACCCGTCGTAGTCCGGCCAGCGGCCCTGCGGATCGTGGAACTGCCCGTTCTCGTAGTAGACCCAGTGCCAGCGCCGGTTGCCGTTTTGCCTCATCACCAGCAGGGCGCGCCGGGGGTACTCCGGCCGGGCCCGTGAGATGGCATGGCAGCGGTCTACGGACCTGACACCCAGCCGGCGCAGAGCGGCGATGATCTCGCGGGTGCTGGTGCCCCCACGCCGGCCGTGCCCCACCGCCTCAATCGCCTTCGTGAGCGACACGCCGGCGGCCATGGCCACGCAACACTGGCCGCACAGGCTGCTGTCGATGGGCTGGCGCACGAGAACGGTCACGAGCTCTCCTGGATGTAGCCCGCCGGCGGGTTCTGGTTCAGCCAGATAGCGGTTTCGGCCTCCCTGCGGCCGTCGAGCACGTGCGGAACGCCGCCCGCCCAGTGCCAGCGCTTGATCTCGGAGGGAACCGCCGCCTTGTCTCCGGCGTTGAGCTTCCGGAGCAGGGTCGAGGCTCGCAGCGCGCTGGTTCCTACGTTATAGGCGAACGAGACCAGCGCATCGTACTCGTGCTGCTCGAGCGGGACAGCCACGATTCCGTTTACCACCTTGGCTACCGCCCGCACTTTGACACGCAGGCGGTGCGCCGCCTGTTGTTTCGTAAACACCCGATCGCGGTAGAACTCGATTTCCTCCGCGGTGAGCTGCGTTCCGTAGCCGATCGCCCGCTTCGAGGAGCCGGGCGGGTCCGGGTACATCCTGGCCCGGAAGCCCTCGGCGAGCTTCAGGAAGGAGATGATGTTCTCGGACGGAATCATGGTTTTGGGGGACAAGCAAAGACGGTAAAGGACGGTACAAACTCAGAAGCCGGCGGCTGGCTTGAAGGCTGGAGTGCCGAAGGTCTTACGTTTGGTCGTTCGTTGTCGCTCCAGGGCTTTGGCGCGCCTGTCCTGGTTGCTGGCTCTCGCGACTAAGCCCGGAGCGAACAGATCCAGGGATTGGCGGAGGTATTTGTTGCCCTGGGAGTACTTTTCCGCCGGGTCCAGGAAGCCGGTAGACTCGCCGAGGGTCTGGCCTACGTCGCCAAAGAAGCTGTTCAGCTCCATGCCGGCGGCGCGCATCCGCGCCCCCATCGTCGGCCATCCCGCGGGCGTATTGGGATCGACTGACGGGAAGAACTGCGGGTTCAGCCGGCCTGCTTGATCGCGGAAACTGGTCAGGTAGGTCTCTTTGAGGAAGACCCCGGTGAATACGGAGCGGGGCACCGGGCCGAGGCCCGGGTGGACGAGTGCGTTCAGGCTGTCGCGCTGGGCCGCCTCGAGTTGCTGCCCGAAATTCCCTCCCAACTGACGTGTTTCGAATGCCCCCGTAAGCCCCAGGGCGCGGGCGCCACGGCCGACCAAGGGGTTAAAGGCATTGAAGCTCAAATAGCCAGTTTCCGGTCCGTCGCCCCAGAGCGCCCGGCCGAGCTTGGAGTAGCGGTACTTATCGAGAGGGCCATTGCCCCCGCCCACCGGAAGCTGAAATAGCTTGGCGCGCCTGTCTTCGGTGGGATATTTGCCCGTGAGCAGCTTCGAGGCGATGACCCAGAACGCGAGCAGCCCGAGCGCGCCCGCGGTTAACAGGTACATCAGGCGCAGCGCCCGCCAGCCTTTGGGCATCGGCCCCAATCCGGTCCAGGCGTTGACGCCGTTCGCCAGCGCAGTCGATCCGGCCGTGAAGAACGGAGCGATGCCCCACTCCTTCAAGGCGCGCTCGATCTCGCTCCACAACTCCGGCGTGTAGTTGCCGAGCTGGTTCACAAAGAGAGACCGCTCTCCGGCTTGGCTTTCCTCGGGGAAGAGCGCCTTGGCAATGTCCCACATCACGATACGCGCCCGCGCATCGAGTCCCTTCGGGCCGTAGAGCATCGGCCCCAGCGTGAGGGGGAAGTGTTTCAGCGTGGCTCCAGTGGCTTCGGCGTACTTGCGGCTGTAGGTCTGCGATCCATACTTGGAGGGCACTCCTCCGATATCGGCCACTTCCAGCAGCTTTTCCAGATTTTCCGGCGTTGTGGGGTCGGTCTGGAGCAGCACCTTCCACACCACCGCCAAGGACTTGACCAGCGGCACGGACACCGCTTTGTCGGCGAGGGTAGGACCCAGAAACGGCGTGTTCGAAACGAGCGCGCCCAGCACGTTGCGTGCGTGAAACACCATATCCAGGGGGCCGATCAGCGAGAGGGTGTTCAGGGTTCGGACGATTTTCCGCGACGGATCGGCCGAGTGAGGTTGGTGCTCGAGGATCGGCTTGAGTTCGCGATGCAGCCACGCCGGCAAGATGTCCATGCGGGTCTTCAGGGGAATGGTCTTCTTATCCTTGATAAGAGTTCGCGCTTCGGAAACCGGCACCTGAACGCCCGTGTACTCGACGCCATTCCAGACGATGGTGTCCTGCCCTTGCTCAGCCGGCTGGAGCAGCCCTTCCTCTTCTAGCACCTTCAACAGGGCAGCCCGGTCGTTGGCGCGAATGGCGCGGCTCAGCCGTTCCTGGAAGGCTTCCATCCCGACGTCGTAGCCTTCCGCCAGGCCGGTCGCGAATTTGTTGGCGGCGTTTTTCGGCTTCTTGTAGGTCACGCGCGAACCGAAAAACCCGGGATTGCGGTCGAACGGAATCAAGGGATAGTAGGTATCGAGCGGCCCCAGAGAGTCAGAAAACACACCTTCATTCAGGGCGTGGTTCTGCGCCATCGGCGCTTCGACCAGGCGCTTGTAGGCCCGCAAAGCGTCCTGCACTTGCGGATCTGAAGTCACCCTGTCGTACCAGCGCGGCTCCATCACTTCGGCAACGTTCGCCGCGGCGTCGGAGAAGGTCTGCCCCAGAAACTCCCGCAGGGTGTCCCAGTCCGCTGCTTCATCCAGGGCCGCCGCGGTTTCAACTACATCCTGCGGGATCCCGCGCTTCCCCTGAATCGCGCTCAGCAGACCGGCAAACTCCTCTTTGAACACTTCCTGGAGCTGGGTGTCCTCCATTGTCGAGATTTGTTCGGCGAATCGTTCCCAGCGTTCCCGGATACCGCGGAGCCTCGACTCGATCAGCGCCAGGCGCAACTCGGGCCAGGTGAAATCGGAGCCTTTGAGCGCATCGAGGATTGTTGGAACAGCCGCGCGCAGGATGACCCTGGACTTGGCGTTGGATGAGGCGGTGCGGAGGGCTTCCCGGTGCACGCGGGCGCTGGCGCGACGGGTCTGGCCGAGATTGCGGCGATAACGGGTTTCCAGTGGTCCGAACACCCCGCGCAAGCCGCCGTAGTTTACTTCGGCGCTTTCCTCCCCGAATCTCTCGGACAGCCATTCGCCGATGGAAGCCAGGTCCATGTCCCCGGCTTCGCCGCGCCAGAAGGATTCAACCGGCCTCACCTTGCGCAGGCTCCAGTCGTTCGCCTCCAGATCCTCGGTGTCGTAGACCATGCTCCGGGCTGCCGTATCGACGTAGAGCGAGTCCGCACCCTTGGCGGCCCGCTCCACGGCCTGGCGGAGCCGGGAGGGATCGACCGCCTCGAGGCCCTGGATCTCGATCCCATTGCCGCGCGTGCGGATGTAGCCCGAGCGAAGGAGCTGGTCCTTATTCTTGCCGCGGAAACGGCTCAGATTCTGGTGCTCGGCCTCGGCGCCGAGGGGGATCACTTCGCCTTCCGGAGTGACCCAGAAGCCAGCGGTGCCGCGGCGGGGGGCTACTGCTTGGGTGGCGGGGAGGTCGGCGGCTTGGCTTCCTCGGGCGGGAACACCTTGTCGAACTCCTCCGAGTAGTTCCCCCGGAGCTTCGCGCGCGCCAGGCGCATAGCCCGGCTGGTAGCCCTGGCGTCGAGCTTCGGCGGCTTTGGTTCGGGTTTCATCGAGGACTCCATTCAATTGTGACGCAATCCGCGGCAGCCGGGAGACAATTTCTCCCCCGTGCCGCTCGATCAGATAATCCAGATACCGGCTGAAGAGCTGCTTGGCCTCGTCGCGCGAAATGCCCATGCGGGCCCAGCCGCGCGGCCCTTGCGCCAGGTGCGCGCCGATCTCGGCGGCCATGGCATGCATCTCGTACTCGCTGGTGATCCGCGGGTAGCCCGTTTCGGTGAGTCCCCGAAGCGCCCGGCGGGCGAGCTGGTCTTGGAGGAATGACTCGGCGTCAATGTGTTCGACGCCAGCCTTCCCCTCGCCGCCTGCCTCCTGTGTCTGGAACCAGTGGAAGCGCTCGTGCTTGATGCGCTCCCGAAGCCTCTGCCAACTGTCTCCCGGGCGGTGGCCGACGATCAGCAGGGGCCGGAAGTCCGACACTCCCGCTTCCAGCTCCGCGGCGATCGCTTCAATCTTCGCGCGCGCCTCGGGCGAGACGTTCGGTGCGACTTGGCGCAGCGTGTCCACCATCCGCAGGACGCTCGTGGTGGTGAAGTGCATCCCGGCCCAGGTTTGCTGGTGTTTGGGAAGCACCGCTTTGAGCAGGTTGAGCGCGTTCTGGTCGGCCCACAGGAAGCGGGGCTCGGTTTGATCGTGCAGGAATAGCTTCGGATCGGCGGCCGCCAGCTTTTCGAATTGCGGATAGTAGGTGGGCGGGTGCTCCGGGAGGGAGTCTTCCTCCAGGGAGGCGAGATCGCCCTGGGGTGGATTCTCCGCCGGGGGATTTTGGGTCGCGTCCACCTTCGCTCTTAGCCGTTCGAGCGATTCCTCTGGGGTCTCGTCCGGCGCCTCGAATTTCTCCTGGAACCGCTCGAATTTCTCCTTGAATCCCTTGGGCATCACGGCCCAGTTCCAGTCGAGTGAAGCCTCAGCCTGGCGCGCGAACGCAACCGCGTGGTAGTCCTGGTGGAAAAAGTTTCCCATCCGCTTGCCGCTGGGAAGGTGGATGACCTCGTACGACTTACCCTTGGTCACTTCCCTGACCCCAAGGTACTTGCCGACGACGCGCACCTGGACCGGGTACTTGCCGTAGTCGCTCGCTGCAAAGATCCGCCGGGACGGGAACCAGTCCGCATGCATCGAGGTGGTTGGATCCAGGCGCATCGGCCGCAGGGGATCCCGCCGGTTCGCCTCTTGTTCCTCGTCCGCGCCGAGCGCTTGCCGGTCATTCGCTTCCGCGCCGAGCTGGTCGGATAGTTCCTGCTGCCGGCGGAGCATCGTGCGGAGCTTCTCTTCACCCTTGAACGGCTGGCCAAGCCTGCTTTCGAGCTCCACCTGCTGTTTCTCGAGTCGGCGCAGTTGATCCTTACCGTGTTGCAGGCTCTCTTCGAAGCCGCGCAGATGGTTGTCGGCCGATGCGATGGTGCCGGCGGGGTTGGCGTCATAGTTGACGCTGACCCGGTAGGTGCCGGAAGCCGCCCGCAAACGAAGTTGCGGCGCACTGAAGTACTTGAGCTCAAAGCGGCTCTCCATCTTGTCCCATTCCACATGGACCTGAGTCGCCCGGGAAAGGTCCAATTCCTTCAGACCAAAGGCATCTCGTTTATGGATGTCGTGCCAGTTTTGTTGGAATCCTTGTGCCGTTACCTGGTAGTACAGCCACTTGTTGTCCGGCGTCATCTCGCGAGCGAAAAGGAGGTTGGCGCCGACACTCTGGTCGGTCTTGGAATGCCTGACCCCAAGTTCGGCGAAATGTGGCGTGGCCTCGAGCGGAATGCCGTGGTACGTCGTTTCGATTGACTGCGGTTCGGTGATGACTCCGACCTTTTTCAGGCGCTCGATGAGGATCGGGGCGCCCTCGGCCCGAATTTCCTTCTCCTCGTAGCGCTTCCCGTCGATGACCAGCGCACTGTCGGAGTTCCGCGCGGCAATGTCGGTGGTGAAATTCTCGACCCGCTGTCTCGCTGCTTTGGTCTCCTCCGGCAGGGTTGCGAGGGTTTGGGAGATCGTGGCCTGTTCGGTCAGCCAGGTTCCGCGCATGATCTCCGCCTTCAACACTTCCTGGTCGAGGATGATCTTCTCCCGCACCAGCGGGTTGCCGGAGGATACGGCCTTCGCCTGCTCGTAGCTCATCACCGCGGGCGAAAGCTCCTCGATCCGGCGTACTGCCGGATCTCCGTTCATGAACTGCTGGATCGGTTTGGCCTTCGCCGAAACCGTCTCCCACATGAAGGCGTCGAACGTTCCTTCCGTCATGTAGCGGTAGATGCGGACCGGGATCTTGTGCTCGTCCCAGAGTTTGTTGCCCTGGCGTTTGATCCGTCCGTCGCGCTGCTCGATGTCGCGCGGGCGCCACGGAGCGTCCAGATGGTGGTTGGCGATCAGCCGTTCCTGCACGTTCATGCCCGCGCCCATCTTTTCGGTCGATCCGATCAAAACGCGCACGTCTCCGCGATTCACCCGCTCGTAAAGCAGGAGCTTCTGTATGTCGGTCTTGGCGTCATGGATGAAGGCAACCTGTTCCGGCTTGAAGCCTCGCGCGATCAGCTTCTGCCTGATCTGGCCGTAGACCGTGAATATCTCCCGCTGCTCGTCGGTGGTCACGACTTCTTCGGTGACTTCCTCCTCCTTTTCGTCGTAGAGCGTCTCCTCTTGGTCCGCGACGTTGGCCACTTCCTCTGCGGCTGCCGGTTTCGCTCGGGTGACTTTCTCCGACTTCGGGGTGGAGAGATCCAGGAAGACGAGTTGCGCGGCGCGATACTGGCCGAATTCCTTGTTGATGGCGACGATGTTGTCGATCGCTTTCGCGACTTTGCTGACCGGCTCCTCTTCGGCCAGCGGATCGACCAGCCGCATATCGAGCGAGGCCTTGCGCCCGTCGCTCGAGAGTTTCAGCATGTTGTCGATCGAGGGGTCCTTGATAACGCCGTTGCGGATGTCGTCGGCACGCTTGCCAATCTCCAACACGTAGGCCTTCTGCGCCGCCGATGCCGGCGCGACGACGTCGATCGGGCCGCCCTGGTAGACGGCGGGGGTGGGCAGGTTGAGCTTTTCCGCGGTCTGGATATCGGCCGCCAGCCGGAACATATTCATCAGCTCCGGAGCGTTGTGAAACTCCGCGAACCGGCTGCGCGAAATGAAGCGGCCGCCTTCAGGGGCTACCTCCATCTGGGTGCGGACTTTTCCGAACGTCTTCGCCCAGGCGTCGAACTGGTCCAGGCCCTCGCGCTCGAGATACTGGGGAATGAGGTACCGCATCATCGTCCAGATTTCGGCGATGCTGTTCGACACCGGGGTGCCGGTGGCAAACACCAGGCCGCGATCGCCGCCGTGCAACTGGGAGACGTACCGGGTTTTGAGAAGCATGTCGGTGGCGCGATCGGCGTCGGAGTTCGGCAAGCCGGCCACGCGGTCCATCATGGTCAGGTAGCCCAGGTTCTTGAAGAGATCCGCTTCGTCCACGAAGAGCCAGTCCACGCCCAGCTCCTCAAAGGTCACCCCGGTATCCTTCTTTTCCCGCTTCGTTCGTTTCTCGATCTTCGCCTCGAGTTGCTTCTTGCGCCGGACGAGCTGCTTCACCGTGGGGTCTCGGCCCGCTTCGCCCTTCTGCTTGCCCTTGCTGAAGGTTTCAATGGCCGCCTCGAGTTCCGCGACCTGCGCATCCATGAATTCCTTGAATGTCTCGTCCTTCACCGCGAGTAGCTGGAAGTGCGTGTGCCCGACGATCACGGCATCATAGTTTCCGGTGGCGATCCGGCTCATGAGCTTCCGGCGGTTCTGCTTGTCAAAGTCCTTTTTCGTCGGCACCAGAATCTGGGCGCCCGGGTAGGCCAGCAGGAAGGCGTCTTTCCATTGCCCAACCAGGTGATTTGGCACTGTAATCATCGGCTTGCGGGCGAGACCCAGGCGGCGCAGCTCCATGGCCGCCATGGTGATTTCGAGCGTCTTGCCGGAGCCAACCACGTGAGCGTAAAGCGTGTTGCCGCTTTGTATCGTTCGCCATACGGCTGTCTTCTGGTGGGGATCGGGGTCCTGATTGCGCAGCCAGGTCCGGTTCAGCCCTGGAAACGTCTGGTGGGAACCATCGAACTCGCGCAGTTTGAGATTGTTGCGTTCTTCGTTGTACTTGCCTTTCAGCCGGTTCGCTCGTTTGGAATCGGACCAGAGCCATTTGCTGAACTGATCGACAAGCGCCCGTTGCTTTTCCACTGCCTCGATGGTGGCCTCGGCATTTTTCACCATCACTGTTGTCGGGTAGCCGCCGGCGGTATACCCCACCTCCTCATCGCGGGCCACGGGCATCTTCCCGTTGATGGCGAACTCCAGCAACTCCATGCCGGAGAAATACGCGGTGCCGTAGTCCACGCTGTTGGCGACGCCTTTGTCGCTGAAGGTGTATTGCGGGCGGATCGCGAAGCTGCCGGTGAGCGGGACGTACTTCACCAGATCGGTGGCGCGCGCCTCGGACTCCTCGACCCGGAGCACTTCCCGCAGGAAGTCGGAGTAATCGGTGTCCGGGATCCATGTCGCCCCGAGCGGCGCATCGATGTCGCCGATGTCGAGGTCCCGCGGCTGGATTGCTTTCAGTGCTTCGACGTTGGGCAGGAATTGGGGGTCCTCTCCGGCGGCAAACTCAGCGTCCCGCAGTTTCTTGCGCACGTTGCCGGAGAGGTATTCGTCCCTGGTTTCCCAGCTCTTCGTGATGGGGTTCCGGTAGATTTTGCCGCCCAGTTCCTGGCGCAGCTCCTCCGGCGTGCGGCCGGTCAACTCCTGCATCCGGCTCCAGTCGAGCCGCCCGAGATCGTTGAGCGAGACCGCCAGCGCCTCGGCGCCGGTTTCGACGCTGGTGATGCGCGGCGGTTTCTGAATCGTCCGCTCGCGGAACATCGCCCGCTTGGTGGCGGTCTTGGTGTCTTTGTTGTAGTCCTCGAGTGCGGTGAGCAGCGGCCAGTCCGGATCCTCCCCAAAGACCAGGGAATTGCCGTTGCCATTCACCGGGCCGTGCCGTTTGACGAAGTGGTCGTAAACTCGGTTCAGGGCTTTGCGGGCGGCGAGGATCTCTTTCTCTTCGAATTCGTGGCGCTGGGTTCGGATGACCTCCCGCGCGGCTCCGCGCAACTCGATCAAGGCTTTGGCGCGATCGAGCTTCTTTCCCTTGAGAGGCAGTGGCCGGAAATAGGCGCCCTCCCGCCGGACCAGCGCGCCGTCGACGTAGGCGATCTGGCCGTCCTTCATGAACTGCGCGTCGGGGTAGTTTTCAACCAGGTTGTCGCGCGCGCCGGAAGGCTGCTGCTCCCAGGACGGGATAACGCCCTCGGGCAGGCGGGCGAGCATCTTGTCCAGCTTGTCGAGCGAGAATTCGCCAAACAGCTCGGGGTAGCCGCGGCGATACTGCGTGCCGGCGCCCATCTTGCCCATCATCATTTCAGGGTGCCGGTGGAAGTACTCGTTGACGTCCACCTTGAACCCGTCGTCCGTGTCCAGAGTCCGTGACTCGACCCACTTCTCGTCGGAAACGGGGACGCCTTCGGGAATCCGCCGGCGTAACGCGATGATGTCAACCGTCACCGAGGTACCGGCGTTGGCCAGGAAGGTGTCGCGCGGCAGCCGGATCGCTCCCAGCAGCTCGGCCCGCTCGTTCACCCAGCGGCGGAAGGCCGGAGCTTTGGAATCCATCGTGTAGCGGGACGTGATGACGAGCATCACTCCGCCCGGGCGCAACTTCTCGACCGATTTGGCGATGAAGTAGTTGTGGATGTTCTCCGTCAGGTACGGAGTGCGCCGGAACGCCGCATCGTTGACTCCGACGTTGCCAAAGGGCACATTGCCGATCACCAGGTCGAAGTAGCCGTCCGGCAGGTTCGTTTCCTGGTAGGGCTTGATGACGATGTTCGAGCCAGGGTAAAGCGCCCGCGCCATGGCGCCGGTGAGAAGATCCATCTCGACGCCGGTCCGCCCGGTGCCGGGCGTCAGATCCTCCGGCATCATCATGAAGAAATTGCCGCTGCCCATCCCGGGCTCGAGCAGGGAGCCGCCCGCGCGGAATCCGAGGCGGCGCGCGGCATCCCACATGGTTCGGGCCAAGTCCCGGCGGGTGTAGTGAGCGTTGATGGTGGATTCCCTAGCGGCCTCGAATTCCTCCGGCGTCAACAGGCCCTCAAGCTCCTCGCGGATCCCGGCCCACTCGCGCTTGTAGCCGAAAATGCCGTTGGCCAGCTCCGAGTCGCCCCAGCCGACGTACTTGGCGATCGCCTGCTGCTCTTCGATGGTGGGGGCGCGGTTCTCCGCCTGAACCTGCTTGACGATACGAATGGCCGCGAGGTTGTTCTGGGCTTTGGTGCGGGCGCCGCCCCGTTCAGCCTGGGCGGCCTGTTCAGGGGTTAGGCGGAAGTCTCCATCGATAGACCGAGGTTCGACGGCGTCAACTCGAGGTTGGGCTGCTCCTCTTCCTCCGGGAGGCGATACCACTGGTGGTCGGCCAGTTCGACTACCTTCTCCCAGCTCAGGCCCTGCTGCGTCAGGCTGACCCGTAGCTCCACGGTCAGAAACGCCGCCACGAGCACCAGGCGGTAGAGCACTTTCGCCTTCTCCATCTCCGCGCACATCTTCGGGCGGAACTCCTGCCAGTGTTTCAGGACCGCCTGGGCGAAGGGCGTCTCCTCCACCTCTTTGTGGGCGGCCGGCTCCGGCAGTTTCCGTGCCTGTTCGAGGGTGAGTTCGGCGGTCTCCGGCATCGGGTTGCTCCGCCTCCATTATGCTCTTTTTTTCGGACTCGGGAGCCGTGATTTGATCGGGTTCAGCGGCTTCGGGTACCAAGGGTTCTACCGCTGCTTCAGGGGACGGAAGCCCTGCTTCCTTCCCCTCGACCCCTTCCTTCCTTTCGGACAGCGGCTTGGCCGTGTACTCCTCGTCGTCCCAGAAGTAGTTGGGGGCCTGGTTTTCGAGGCGGGATTCGGCGGCATCGGCCGCCATCCAGCGGGACATCAGTGAATCGCCCGCGTGGTCGGCTTCTTCCTTGGTCGCGAAGAACTGGCCGTTGGGCGTCCACTCGTTCTTGACCTTGACGTAGACGCGGTAGCTTTTCGCGGGCGCCTTTACCGACTGTTCGGGGCCGCCCGTGTCCTTCCGGAGATCCCGGGCATCAAACGGCACGTATTCGATGGTCTGTGTGGCTACATCAGGTGCACCTTCACCAGCGGGATGCGCGCGGACACGGTACTCGGTCTCGCTCACCGACGTGATGTAGCCGTACTTCTCCTGGCCGCTCGCGTGTGTCCAACGGATGGTGTCTCCCTGGGAGAATCGGCGGGGGCCGGGCTCTGGGCGAGGGGTAGCCGGTGCCTCGGGTGCTTTCTTTTCCTGCGCTGCCTTCAGCGCCTGGGTGCCGGCAGGGTTGCGAGCGAAGGATATATTTCCCCCTTCCTCTGGCCCGCGGCGAATCAAACCCAAACGCAGCAGTTGGGCGAGTCCGTTATTGAAGGCATCCCGCGTGAGGTTTTCAATATCGGAGGCAACCGATTCTTCAAGGCTGCCGCTTTGAGTGACGCGGTTGGTTTCGAGGTTTCTGATGATGGAACGCTCGATAACACTAAGCTGAGCGGCTTCAGGGGCACTTGGCGTCTCTGTCGTGGGCTGCCCATGGGGTGTCGCAACGATCTTCCGGCTGATCCGCTGCACATCAGGGAGCTTGTCGGCGTCGATGATCCACGCCTTCTGTTCTCCGTTCCACCTTCCTCCCAGCTTCTTGATCTGATTCCGGTGGACGTAGGTGTCGCCGGTGAGGGCGTACTGCCCTGCCTCGGGTGTTTCTTTCCTTGTTGACTCGCCCGCCGGGAGCGCTTCGGGGGCCGGTTGACCGCTCGCCATCCGGGGTTCCGTCTCCGTCTTGGCGGACGTACCCGGGCGTGCCGGGGGTTGAGCGGGTTTTTCTCCCTGTCCTGCCGCCTCCTGCTTCGGGGCTTCAGTCTTCGCCTTCTCCTCGACCTTCTCAACCCTGCTCACGTGGACCGGACGGAACATCCCGAACCTCTGATCCGGCTCCTCACCGATGAATACAGTAAAGCCCTCAACGCGACTGACGTAACCTTCCCGAGTCTTTCCTTCCTTGTCGGTCCAGCGGACGTGGTCATTCTTCTGGAACCGCAACTCCGGAGACTTCAATTCCTGAACGACACCGCCGCCCGGAAGTTTGTGGGTGACAACCGGGTCTGGAGCGGGCGCAGGCTTGGCAGGCTCAGCCGGTGAGCCCTTCAACTCGATCTCCGTCTGCTTCCCGCTCTTGTCGGAGAACACGATGCGGTCGAGCGTGATCTCCTGGCCGGTGATCCCGGGGATTTCCTTGCCGGTGTACTGCTTGCCTTTGCCGTCTCTCAGGTAGGCGATGGTCGCGTGCGGCTTATAGCCCGGGTGCGTCTCGGTGTTCGGCAGCGCGTCTGCGATCTTCTCGTTGAGCCGCGCCAGGTCCGGAGACTCGACGTCCACCTTGAGTACGTCGCCGTTGTCGGTGCCGGCGAAGATCGAGGTTTTACCGAGCTTCAGTTTAACCGGCGGCTCATTGGCGATCAGTTTGCGAACGGCTTCCGGCTCGCCGCCGTGCAGGCCGTACTTGATGGTGATGTGCGGCTGGGTCTCGCGACCCTTCGCGGCTGATTCCCCACCGTACTTGGCGCCCGCTTCAGATGCCAGGTGCTCATCCGGGATGGTTTCGCCAAACGCAAGGATCCTTGCGGCAATCGGCCCTTGCAGGTTGACTTGCGTGGACGCATAGTCGAACTGTTCCTTTTCCTCCGGCTTCACGCCCCTCATCCGGTCGGTTTCGCCCTCGATCCAGTTGCTCGCGTCGTCGTACAGCTTCTGGGCGTGGGGTACGATCCAGTCTCCGAACTCCTCGGAGAGTGCCGTGGTGAACCGGCCCATGCGGTGGTGGCCGGCGAGAATCTTGTGGGCCGCAACCGTCTTCAGGTCCGGCCATAGTTCCTTGAGATCCTCGGGGATCCCCGTGTCGGCCGGCTCCTCGATCGAGGCCAGGTCGCCCTCGGTCCCACGGCGCCGCTTCAGCGCTTCTTTGATGCGCGCGCTCGCGGCCGCGGCGTCTTTTTCGAGGCGCGTGCGCAACTGCTCGGAGATTTCCTGGTCGGAGAGCTTGACGGCGGGTTTTTCTGGTTCTGTCCGGGGCTTCCCGGCGGGCGCAGGTTTTCCTAGTTGACTAGGAATTTCCTGTTTGGCTGCTGCTGGCGGGGACGCAACCGCTGGTTCGCCGCTTGCGGCTCCGAAAGCAGACTTCCCCGCGGCCCCTTCTTCCTTTGCCGCAAACCCCACCCGCTCCACCGTCAGCTTGCCCGGCTCGGCGTCCCTGGCTTGCTCCTTGATCGCTCCGCGCACCCGCTCGCCATAGGCCCGGACTTCGGCTTCCTCGAGCCCGGTTGCCTTGGCCACAAACGCCACGTAGTCGGCGTCCCGCTTCGAAGGGGTCTTTTGTGCGGTGATGTAGGCGGCCCGGTCGACGTCGCTGGCGAATTCGATCTCGAAGGACTTGTTGCCGTAGTTGTAGCGCGGCATCGCGCCGGAGAGATGGCGGGGCAGCTTGCGCTCAGGCTCCTGGGCTACGGGGGTGACTTCGTCCGGATCGAGTGTGACGACGCCGGCGGCCGCGGGCGGGGCGGCTCTCTGTCGGTAGTCTTCGACCCATTTGGAGAATTCGCGTTTGTCGTCCATGCTGGGGATGCCCAGCTTGTTGCGGACTACCCGGACCAGTCGGGCTCGGTCCATTCCCTCGAATCCGGCGTCTCCTACGTTTTTGAGCTTGTCTCCAAGCCGTTCGGCAACCTGTTTTGCCGTCAGTTCACTGGCGCTCAGCCGTTCTACTTCGTCAACAATGCCAAGCCGTTGGGCCAGTTCAAAATCCCGGTCAATCGCCTCTTGGAGCCACGTCTTCTCGCCAGTCTGGATCGGCACCGGCTTCCCCGCCGCCTCAGCCAGCTTCTTGCGCCCGCCTTCGACCCGCGCCCGGAATTCCTGGAGCATCGCCTTGTCGCGCCCCGCTTCGACCCCCTCGGTTGCCGTCTCTGGCTCGGCAGCGGAAGGTTTGGCAGGCGGCGCGAATGGTTCATCCTTCCAGTACGTGGGAGCTGTCACCAGCTCGATACGCTCTGCGCCTGCGGCTTGCGCCTCCTGAAGTGTCCGGTAGTACGGACTCCACTCGCCCTTGATCTCGCCCTGGTATACCTTCCCTTCCGGAGCGACAGCCGGAGTCGTGGAGGAAACAGGGGGTGCGGGGGGAGAAACCAGGGGTTTCGCCCCTTGCGGCTGCGGCTTCCCTTGCGCGTCGAGTACCCCCTCCTGTTTCATCCTCCGGACAAGCGCCGCCCCCTGGTGCCGGGGAATCTTTAACTCCGTCCACAGCGCCTTGTCGGTGACGGGCCCGGTGGCCGCCCGGGCAAACTCAACGGCTTTCTGGTACGACTGCTCGGCTGCTTCCGTTTCCGGGCTGACCTGGGATGGGGTGGCAGGAGGCTCCGCAACCTGTTGAGGCGGCGTGACCGGCTTTTGGGGCGGCTGGGTAACGGCTGGTTGCCCGGTATCACCTGATACCGGAGGCGCCAGGAATTGCTGTTCGAAGTCGGCCAGACCCAGAGTGCCCCGGATCTTGTTGCCGGCTTTCATCTCCTTCTCGAAGAAGACCCGGCCCTTTTTGACCTCGAGCACGCGGGTGACCCCCGAGGGGGTCTCGAAGGTTGCGCCTTTGGTGATTTCGGGGGCGACGGCTTCTGATTCCGCCTGGGCCGGCCGCTCGGCCTGTGGAAGCTGGGTCCCTTCGCGTCCGAGTTTCGCCCGCTGCTTCTGGATGTCCGAGATCCGGGAGTCGGCCTCTTTCATGACCGCTTCGGCGTAGATGTCCCGGGTTCCTTCGTTGCGCGCCTGATCGGCGATGGATTGGGCCTCAGCGCGGTCCGCTACGGCTTGCGAGTAGTCCAGGTCCAGCCGCGTCGCGGTTTCTTCCGGCGTTCCTGCTCCGCCGCGCTGTTCAATGCGCGTGCGAATCGTCTCGGCGCTCCCGGCCGCAAGCCGTTTGCCGGTGGCCTCGTCGATGAGTACCCATTGCGGCCGGCCCCGGCCCTGCGCTCCAGCCGGTGTCGTCGCGCCCTCAAAGTGGATGCGGACTGCTGTGCCGTTCAGATCGAGCTTGATGTCCTCGCCGAAGATCTTGCCCCAATCCTCGGTGGCGATCTTCTGAGCTTGCTCGCTCCAGGCTTGCGCCGCCAGACGCTGGCCGCTCTTCGTAAGCGCGGCCGTTTCCTCGACGGCGGTTTTCAGGCGCACCTGGCGGGGCGCGCCGCGCGCGGGGATCTCTCCGACCGGATATGCCTCTGCCGCGGTACGCCCCGCCTTTACCGCTCCCGCGGCGGCGAGCGCCGCTATGGCCGCGCTGCCGAGCGCTGCCGCTCCGTGTTCCGTGGCGGCAATGTAGTCTCCCCGCTTCGCGGCTTTCCAGGCCGCGTCTCCCTCCAGAATCGTCCCATTGCCGGCGAGCACGGCGAACCCGGCCGGGACCGCCGCCATGGTGGCGACGTCAGCCGCCTTCATGACGACCGGGGAGCCTTTCAGCAACTTCACGGCGACGGGAAGGTTGACGACTCCGCGCAGGAGATTGGTCGCGCCCGCGCCCAGCGCCACCATACCGGCGCTTTCCATGCTGGTCAGAGGTTCGACGGCACCCGTCAGGCCGCGCTCTGCTGCGATGAGTCCTTCGAGCGGATTCCCCTGCGCCTCCTCGGCCGTGGGCAGCAGCAGCGACGGCCGCACGATCGGTTCTCCCATCGGCCGCGCGTACTTGTTGGTGATGTTGGTCTCGACGAAGTGTTTGCCGAATCGTTTCAGCCCTTCCGGGATGGTGTATTCCGGGCGAATCGAAACCTCAACTCCCGGCACCCCCGGCGTTCCAGTCCGCTCCGCGCCCGGCGGCACCTTCAGATCCGCGTACCGCTGGAGGTTCTCGTTGAACAGCCCGAGGCCGGTGTTGTAGTCCTCGATGTCCGCTCCATGCTGCGCAACGGCATTTTCCAGTTCGGCGATAACCAGGTTGTGCAGCTTGACCTTTTGATCGAATGCGGCCAGTTGCTCGGGGGGTGAGTCCGGACCGATTTGCTGGGCTTCCGCCTCGATCGCGGCTTTCCGCGCCAGGGCCTCCTCGCCCTGCGCCGTCAGCGTCAGGCGGATTACGCCGAGATGGTCCCGCTTGGATTCAAGCTCGGCTTCGCTCGGAATCGGAACGGGCTCGACCTCGGCGGGGTCGAACTCGACGGTCGCCGCTTGCGCCGGGATTTCCGGGATTGCAGGTAGCGCTAGTTTCCGGATTTTGGCGGCGGCTTCAGGATGCGTTTTTCCGAGACTCCCCAGAAAGTCCGCGAGAAAAGCGTTCCGCTGTTCCAGCGTGATACCTGGAACGTCTTCGGGGCGGAATGCGGCCATGTAGGATGGAGCTTCCAAAAGTTGTGAGAGCTTATCCACCCCACGACCCTCTTTGGCGAGAACCCCCATGATCTCGGGGTGCTTTCCCGCCATCGTCTTGTAGAGGTTCTCGATTGCCTCGGAACCCGCTGGATCTAGCGGATCTCCGAGTGTCTGATCGAGCAGGTTGTGCACCGTCTCGTGGAGGACCAGCCGGCGCTGTTCGTCCGGGTTCTCTGCCGGGTTGATGTAGATCGCTCCGCGGCCCTTGGGGATCTTGAGCCCCGGAAACTTGTCGGTGATGAGTTTCGCGTACTCCGGCACCGGCTCTCCGTACCCGGTGAGTCCAACGCCCGGTTGATCGACCTCCGGAATGTCCTTCGTTTCCGCGAAGATGATGGGAGCGCGGGTGTGGCGGCTTTCCGCGTAGGTCGGCAGGTTGCCGGCGAAGGAGTCGCGCGTGGTCGGCTTCAGCTTGATACGACCAGATTCGTAATCCTTGTGGAGCTGCTCGGCGTAAGAAGTGGCGGCATTGGCATCCTGGAAGATGCCCAGGTGCTTGCCGGTCTTGTGGTATTCCTCCTCTGCCGCTTTTCTGCTGAGGAAACGGCCATCGGGCGTAACCCTCGGAACCAGGATTTCCTTGCCGTCTTCCTCGAAACTGGTCGAGTCGACGGTGCTGGTCTTCCCTGGCTTCTCGGGATTCGGAATCGCTGGCTGGGAAGCCAGGTCAATGTTGCCCGGGGTGAGAAGGCCCGGAATCGGAGCGACATCGGCCGGGTCGAACTCCTGGGGACCGGTGCCATTGCTCTTGCCGGTGATCTTCTCCACGTAGTCCCGCGTTTCCTTGGGCCACGGATCGCCCCGGGCCACCCGTGTGGGCCCGAGATTGTAGGCCGCGGTCGCTTTGACGGGATCGTTATTGAACCGCTTGAGCAGGTCGCGGTAGTAGCGCGCGCCGGCGTCGATGTTCTGTTCGAGGTTGTTCGGATCGATTCCGTACTCCTTCACGGCGGTATCGGGCATGAGCTGCATCACCCCGATCGCGCCCTTGGGCGACACCCTGGACTGATCGAAAGCGCTCTCCTGCTGCGCCATTTTGACGAGGTGATCCGGATCGAGGCCGTAGGTTTGGGCGGCCTGGCGCACAAGCGTCTCGATGTCGGTTTCGACCTCGGAGGGGTCGAGCAGCAGGTATTCGGGCATGGGCGTGGGAAAAGAAGATAGAACAAAAGGGGCCGCAGACCCTGACGTTTTACTAACGTGTTTTTGACGCCCTGCGGAGGCGCACTACCCGAGACCTTAGATCGGCTCGGCCTGGATCTTGCCGTTTACGACGCTCTTGACCCGGTAGAGTTTGCCGCCGGGTCCACGGACGGTCTGCCCCTCGGCGTAGGTCACGCCTTTGACCGTCCATTTCTTGGCGGTTTTCGGTTGACCGGGCGCAGCCGGAGCGGAGGGTGCGGGTTTCGCCGGCGGTTGTGAAGCCGGCTGTCCGTTCGTGGGTTTCGCGGTGGCTGGCATCGCAGCCGCCGGAGGAATCACTGGCTGGGGCGGCGCACCCTCACTTACCTTCGAGAGCGGAACGCCCTGGGGCGCAGAGAACTCCCCGACCTTGGCCTTTTCCCGGATCTTCTTCTGGGCGGCCTGGAGGTCGGCAACCTGCTTCGTTGTTTCGTCTAGCTGCTGCTGGAACACGCGCTGCAACTCGGGGGTGGCGATGTATTCCTTGACCTCTTTGCCTTCCGGGTCGAGGGCATTGAAGCTCCTGGCTTCCTTGCCTTTCGCCTCGGCGTTCAGCTTCATCAGGCGCCCGAGGCGTTCCCGCTTGCGATGCAACTCCTGTTCTTTTCCCTGGAGCCCGTCGTGCTCCTTCATCGCGTCGTCGAGTTCCTTCTTGCCGGCCTGTGACTTCGTCCAGTCGAAGCGCTCGCCGGCAAGCGTACCCTCTCCTCCCGCCTTCGACTTCTTGATGGGCTGCCCGGAGGGAGTTTTGGCCTCCACGGAGGTTCCGGTGGCCGGGCTTACCAGGTACGTGCCCTCCTCGGTGGACATCTCGAAGGGCCTTCCGCCCCGCACTTCCTCGTCGGACTTCGCCTTTACGCCGGGCATTTCGGCTTGGTGCTTCTCGGTCTTCTGCGAGCTTTCCAGGTCCTTGATGCCCGCTTCGTGGATCTGCACCGCTGTCATGGCCTGCTTCGCAATCTGTCCGATGGCAGCCTGTGTCTGCTCGTTCCAGCCCTTCGCGCGCCATTGCTCGGCCTGCTCGGGGGTGATGAGCTGTTTCTGGACAGCGCTGTCGATGCCACGCAAGTATGAGGGCTCGTCGGTGACCGAGGCGGCGATCGAACCCAGTAGCTCCGCTTTCGCCTTCGCATTCTCGATTCCAGCCTTGCCCAGCGCCAGATTCTCTTTGCGCGAATCATCCACGGTCTTGATGATGGCCAGTTGCCGTTTCTGCGACACCTTGCCGGCCACCTTTTCGGGGAGTTTGTACAGGTCACCCTTTACTTCTTCGAACGCCTGGCGCACAACTTCGTCGTCGGCCTCGTCCTGCTTGCGCTCGCGCAGCTTCTGCTCGTGCTCCTGGAACTGGATCTCGTTCAGCTTGTTCCGGTCGAGCAGGGCCTTGAAGGACACCGCCCGGCCATAGGCCTCCATGGGGTCTGGGACCTGGATCGGACGCACTTGCAGGGGAATACTGGGATCAATGGGCATTTTGATTACACCTCGTCAGAGCGCTTTCAGTTATGGTGTGAAGTATGGAGCGGCTCGTCGATTACCAGGGCAATCCCGTCGTCCGTGACGGCCCCTGCCCGGAATGCGGGGGAAACTGCGCTCCTGAGTGCGGGATGCATCCGGCGGGCTGCACTTTTGGGGGGTTCTCCTGCGGATATTGGCTTGCAACCGACGACTGTCCGCTCGATCACCCGAACATTCACTGCCACGGTCCCGGCGATCCTTGTCCGCTCGATGATACGTCGGCCTTCTGGAGGGGAACAAAGCCTCAGTAGATGTACGCCGCCGGCCCCACATCTGCCGCAAACGTCGTCGGCGCCGTCAGGCTCGGCATGGTCCCGAACGATCCCGCCGTCGAGTTGGTGAGCACGTCGATAAAAGTGCTCGCGGCCACGGTACGCAACCGGTCGGTGGTTCCATTGAGCTGGCCGCAGACCCAGTAGCGCGCCGGCCCCACGGCAGCGTAGGTGGCGGTGAACGCGATTTCCTGGAAGGCGTTCGCCCCGGAAGTAGTGGTTCCGGCCAGGGCGCTGTTTGCCAGCACGGACCCGCCGGCGGATCCGTACAGCGCGACGATCCACTTGTCTGTCCCAACCGTCCCGCCGTTCAACACCCCAATCCCGGTGAGCGTCATGTTGCGCGGCAGGAACGCCTCCGCGCAGTAGAGCGTTCCGGCGACCGGCGTGGTGCTGGTTCCGAAGGAAGCGTAGGCTACGCTCCCGATGGAAACCGTGGAATACCTGCTCCGTCCGGTGTGGAAGACCCCGGAGGTTGGGGTGACGACGCCGGCGGCCGAGACGCTGGCGACAACCGACCCGCCGCTGTTCTTCCATTCCTGGAGATTGGCGGTTTGCGCAGCCGCGCCCTGAACCGTAGCCGGTACGACACCGGCGGAGGTGGCCCGGTGCGTGGCCTCGTAGCTTCCCATCAGCCCGGCCGCGGTGACGTAGAACTTGGCACCGGCCACGTCCAGCGTGTTGGTGCACGTGTTGGTCAGCAGGCAGAGCCTGTCGTTCGAGTCGTCCCAGAAGAACTTGGCGTTATCCTGGGCATAGACCCCACTTGTGGTCGCGAACGCAACGGAACCCGGCGTGAAGGCGATTCTGCTGCCGGTTCCTCCTTCTGCCGGCCGTACGGGCAGCCCCTGGCCGGCGAGATATCCCCGGTAGGCCACGTTGATGGCCGGATTCGTCCCGCCGCTCAGGACCGAAAGGTTCACGGTGATGAACGAGTACGTCGCATCCGGCAGGGTGACACTCCCGTTCAGCGTGCACGTGTTGGTCGACGCCGTGGACCAGGTGATCGCGTCCAGGCTCGATTCGATCAACAGCGTGCAGCCGGCCGGCGCGCCCGAGACGGTCCACTCGAAAACATGGTTTGTGATGCCGAGGCCTCGGACGTCGGAGAAGATCGGAGACTGGCCGGTGGCCGTCTGGGCCCGGAACATCTGCGCGTAGATGGCGCTGGTCACCGCCGAGGTTTGCGCGTCGAGCGCAGCGCAGAAAAGAGCCGCGCACAGAAAGGCTTGAACTGTTCTCATGTTGCACCTCATCCGTATGGGTTTCCGAAAGTAGTCGCTCTCCGGGATCGGAACCTTGGGGCTCATCAGCCGCCTCCGAAGTAGTTGCTCTGCGGCACCGGAATTTTTGGGTTCATCAACTGGCTCAGCAGCAGCGCGTTCATAATTGAGCCCGTTGCTCCGCCGATCCCCTGCGCCCAGGCATTCGCCGAGCCGACCTGGCCTGCGGCCTTGGCATTCGCTCCGCCGGTGAGCGCGGCGGCCGCCGATTCGGCTCCCCGCATGCGCAGGTTGCCAGCTCCCTCGGCGCCTCCCATCAGGAAGCTGCCCGAGGTCCGCGCGCCCTCCATGCCGTAGCCGCCCTTCAGCGCAGCGCCCGACATCAGGTTGTTCACGGCCGTGCTCCCGTACCATTCCCCGAGCTGGTTGGCCTGGCCGGTGGCGGTTTGCCCGACCGAGGTCAGGCCCATCAGCCGCTGGTAGCGCGCGGCGTTTTCCTGCTGGAAGCGATCGAAAGCGTTTTGATACTCCTGGGAGGCCACGCCCTGCGAATAGCGGGTCAGGGATTTTAGCGTGCCGCCGCCGAGCACCCGGCCGCGCGCGGAGGCCGAGCGTTCGAGCGCCTTCTGCCCTTCCTGCATCCGGAAGTCGTATCCGGGGTCTTCCTGGTAATCGGCCATCCCGAAGCGGCGGTTGAATTCGCCGCCCGGCGCCATCAGGTCGGAGACCTGGGCGACCGCGCCCTTGCCGGCTTCGAGGTACGGAGTGAGGTTCTCCTGGCCGGTGTCGTAGACGCCCTGGAGCTTTTCCTGGCCCTGTTCGGTGGCTTCGGAGACCCCGCCCATCGCGGTCTCGGTGGCGGTTTTGACATCGCCTGAAGCTGTCTGGCCGGCCTGCTCGACGGCGGTGGCGCCTTTTTCGCCCGCCTCGGTGGCGATCTTACCGGCCTCGGCGGCCGCGTCCGACTGCGTTTCGGCGGCGCTCTTGGCCGCCTTCGATCCGATGACGGAGCTGGCGATCGAACCGCCGGCTCCGATGGCGGCCGCGGCGATGATGGCGGCGGTCGTCCCGATGAAGTAGGCGCAGTGTCCCGTGTGGGGACGAAGCGCGGCGGGTCTTTCTCCCGCCATCGCATCCAGGCCCGCCAGAACCTCCGCCCGGTACAGTTGGCGAGAAGTCATAAAAGCTCCTTGTGATAGTTCACTTCGACGGCTTCAAACCCCAGCCGCCGGTAGATCCTGTCCAGCCGTTCCGGCATCACGTCGAGCAGGCGCGCCATGCGCAACTGCACGCAGCCTTTGGCTCGCGCCCATTGCTCGAACGCCCGCAGGAGATCGAGGCCGCGCCCGCGTGCGCCGGGCCGGACGAACCAGAAAAACTCGGTCGCGATCGGATCGCCCGAGTAAATATCCGGGACGGCCACGCCGCCCAGCGTGCCTTGAATCTCCCCGGCGGCATTCGTGAGCACGAACACAACACCCGTGCCCGAGGAGACGAGGCCCGTCCAGACGGTCTGGAACAGCTCCATGTCGAAGCGCTTCAGAAATCTGGAGGCCGCGTAGAACTCGCGCGCGCAGTCTTCGAGCTGCGAGAGCTCCGCGATCGGAAGCTCGCGAACAACTACGCTCTGTGGTGAAGGCATCATCTGGGTGGAAAGAACGGCCGGCGGTAGAACACCCGCGGGCGGCGCAACTCGGGTACGAAGCCCATCGGCCAGCCCACCTCGATCACACCCTGGCAATACCGGATGTCATTGGGCGGGAACTTGCCGTACTCGATGTCGTTCTGCGTGTCTTTGATCTCAGCGGCCGGCGGCTCCGGCTTGCCGTACTCGATGGCGTGGTGCGTCGATCTGAGACCGCCCCCTTCTTTGAGATGGCTCAGTATCTCGAGGGCATCCTGGATAAAACGCATGGCTATCCGGTCGCTTGCGCCCCAACTTCCATGGCGCTGACTTCGGCTTTGGTGAAATCGACTGCGGTGAACGGACTCAGCCGGTAGGCCTCAAGCCCGTAATTGGTGGCCGCCGTCTTCTCGATTCCGAGCACGTCCACGCCGCCGGATCGAAGCAGCGTCTTGTACTTGGTCAGCGTTCCCGGAACGACGTACAGGCACGCCTGGACACCTTTGATCTCGTCGTCGATCGAGGCGGGGTAATCGTGAGACTCGTTTTGCCCGGTCGCCGTGGCTTCCAGGTAGTCGGCCACGTTGGGAACCGCCTCGTCGATCAGCACGTAATGCGCCCCCGCCGTGCTCGGGGTGAAGTCGGCGTGGAACCCGTCCGCGTCAGCGAACGATGCCAGCACGTGGCAGTCCCCCAGAAGCTCGCCGTCCGTGATCCAGAGATCGTCGTGGGCGTGGATGAAGCGCACCTTAGCGAAGGCACCGCTGATGTATTGGAGATTGTCGATCGATCCGCTCAGTACCGACTGCTCATTCACACGCGCGGCGTAGGTCAGCCGGTAGAGGATGGGCGGCCCGATGGCAAGGATCGAGACGTCGGCGTAGAGCTCGATAAAATACCACTGGTTCAGGTTCAGGACCGCAGAGGAGGGGTCGCTGGCCACCCCGAATGATCCGGCACCGCATTGCACCCTCCCATCTCCGTAGGGCTTCAGCGTCGCCATATCGTTTCCGTTGCCGTCCTGAAAGCTGATGAACGGATTCCCGCCGATCGTGGAAGGCTTCATCGCGCGCCCGAGCGCGAGGGTGGATTGCGCCGCCGGCAGCACCCACGTCGCCGCCGGAGGCTGCCCGGTGATGCCGTTGCCGTGTCTGCCCCCGGCGGTGATGCCCGCGAAGCCCGACAGGGAGGAATAGCCTTTCGTCGCGAGGTCCGCGTAGTGGTTGTAGCCGTCGGCGAAGATGAGCGTGCTCACAGGGTACGCTCCAGGCCGTACTGCATGGCGTTGATCTCCGCGGCGGTCCAGGCGACGCCGCTAAACACGCTGAGCTCGTAGCCTTCTCTGAAATACAGGTAGCTCAGGTCGGACGGGTAGAACTGCCCGCCGGTGTAAATGGTGCCTCCGCCATTCTTGAGGCGTGATTGGATCCGTCCCGTTCCGGCATCGCTCTTTTTCGTGCAAAGAAGGGTCTGGATGACCTTGATCGGGAAGGAGCCGAGGTCTTCATAGTGATGCAGCTCCTGGAGTCCGACCGTTCCTGCCAACAGGTAGGTAGTATCGTCGTCGGGATCGTGCTCGTTCACCCGGTTGTAGTGAACCGTGCCGGCGTTCGGGGTCCAGCCGTTCTCGTCGCCCTCCGCGTTCGGCCGGATCACGCCGATGAATAGATCGCCCAGGAAGCCCGTAGGGACGCAATAGACGTCGTCGATCGTTGCCTGCGATGATCCGCCAGGGCCCGTAAGGGACAGGATGTTCATCTTACCGTTGAAGGTGGCGGCCATCGACCTGGTGAAACTTCCCGAGAGAATCGTGTCCTCGTTTACACGGGCCTCGTAGTCGAAGCGCCAACTCGTTCCACCGAGCGAAACGATCACACCCTTGAGCTCGAGGTAGTACCACTGGCCGATGTTCATCACGAAGCTGGAAGGGGATGATGACAAACTGCCCGAGGTGACCTTCAACCTGCCGTCTCCGTAATGCTGGATCGCGAAGGACCCTGTCCCTGCATCAGGAACGCTCCAGAAATACATCGGGACGCCGCCGAATGCCTGGGTCTTGTAGGCCACCCCGGCGTAGAAACTGCTGTACTCGAGACCGAACGTTTTGTGTAGCTCAATGCCGCCGACTGCATTTCCGAACAGCCAGCCGTTGTTGTTTCGTCCTCCGTTTGTAGTCTGGCCGCCTCCGCTGGTCCACTTGCGCGTGACGTGGCCACCGGCGTAGTGGTCGAAGCTGTCGATAAACGGAAGTGCTTCTGACATTGCGGTTCCGGAGACTAGGTCTGCACGACGACGGTGATGTGCTGCGGGACGCTCGAATCGCCGCCCTGGGTGGCGGTCAGGACGGCGAAGGTGAGCCAGGCGTCTGCTTCGAGCACGGGTGGCGGCCAGGCTTTGGCGGCGGCTTCGGGGTCCCAGTAGAACAGCGCCTGCTCGCAGTAGGGCATCCGGCGCTCGGTGGGAGGATTTTCCTGCGACGTGGCCCAGATGACGCCCTCGACGGTCCCCTGGTCCGCGCTGGCGATGTCGGCGACGCCGGCGACTTTCTGCCACACCAGGTCTTCGAGGTCTTCCCAGGGCTGGCCGGCGTCGTGAAGCGGGAGGCCGTCGATGCGCGCCGCGGCGTACAGAATCTTCATCCTCACCTTGAGCGGCTCGGCGGTTGCCGTATTGGTGGCCGCCAGGCCGATAAAGGCGTACATCGTGCGGATCGAAGCCCAGTCCTGGATGCGGATGGGCAGCAGCGGGAAGAACTGCGCGACGGTGATGTCGCCCTTCTCCTCGAACCAGTAAGCCGCTCCGACGTGGGTTCGCAGGCCGGGCGCGGCCGGAAGCTGCTTGGGATCGCTATCCGTGTAGGCGTAGCTGGTGTTCGTCCCGGTCCACGGACCGACTCCGAAGGCGTTTTCCGCTGCCACGTAGACCGCGACCACGGCGGAATGCGGGAGAGTGATGTCCCAGCGGCGGGGAACCCCGCTGTAGCGGTTGGGCACCAGCGCCGGATCGAAGCCGAAGTTGGGATCGGTATTCTCGTCGGTCAGGTAGCTGTTCTCTTTGATTTCATAGGTGAAAAGCGACGTTTGCGCCCGGTACAGGCGCACGGCGGCATGGGACTCCATGTAGCTTTCGAATGTCGCCCGCCGGGGAGACTCCGAGCCGGGCCAGTGCCGGCGGATCGTCCAGGCTCCGGTATCGGGGGCGATCGCCGTGATCTGCCCGACCTCGTAGCGGCGCCGGAAGCTGTCCGCCGTGTAGGCGGCCAGCGGCTTGTCTCCGGGGGGATCGCTCACCGTGAGCTGCTTGGCTCCGGAGGCGATGCTCACTACGGTGTAGGCCATGCCGTCGATGGTGATGGTCTGGCCGGCCTCCATGGCGTCGAACAGGTCGCCGCTCACCCAGGCGATGGTTGTTCCGGAGACGGAGACAATCCCGGTCAGGGCGGCCCCGCGCGCCGGGTCGTTCCAGGCCACGTAATCCCCGACGGACCAGGGCTCGACGTAGGGCGGGATGGTGGTTCTCGGGATGGACAGCACCGGCGCCAGGATCTGGAGCGGGTCCGTGGTCCCGTCGACCGCCCCGATCGAAGCCCAGACATCCCTGGTTTCGGTCTCATCGATGAAGCAAACGACGGCATGGAGCTTGCGGACGCTCGCCGCCGCGCCGGTGGTGCGAAGGATGGCCAGTATCCGCTCAAAGAACAGAATCCAGTTGCGCGTCAGGTCGGCGCCGCTCTCGAGCGGAGCGTCCTGGACGCCCTGCGCGCCCTGCATTTTCCTCTCGTCGGGTAGGCGGCTCTTGAACATGGGCGTGCGGATCGGGACTACCGGGATGTTGCTCAGGCTGCCCCGTGGGCCGGTGTCGCCCCAATCCGCCAGGCTGATGTCTTTGATCGAGAGCATTCCGTAGATGTCCACGAAGGGCGTGAAGGTGACGGCCGAGGGGAGGGGCATTCAGATTTCCGGCTTTCCGGCTTTCCTGGTTTCTGGCTATGCTGAGAGTGTGGACCGCAGAGTTTTTTTCGGGCTGATCGTTGCCGCCATCACGGGACGGAAGCTACAGGAAGCTGGGCCGCGAGTACTCGCCGTAGATCCCGTTCGTCGGGTTGTGCTCGTGGGGCTGGACGGGTCTCGCAGGGTAGTGACGATTACCAGCGAAGCTCTGTATTCGAACAGCGTCGGAATGACCTTCCATTCCGTGCGCGAGAACCTGCTCCTCCACCGAGAGCGGAACCAAAGTCAATTGGCCCGTGTATTGAGTGAGAGGATCCAACATCATCATCCCGATGCGGCTCAATCCTGAAAACATGGACCGCAGGGCGTTTGTCGGTCTGGTTGCCGCCGCTGTCACCGGCCGGAAGCTGCCGGCTCGTCTTGGGCAGGGGCTCGGCTGCCTGCCCCCGGGTTCGGTTGTGACTTGCAACAACAGTGTGGTTGCATTTGTCACGGAGTTCGACATCACCTCGGCCGACCTGCGTTTGAGCATCGACCAGTTCACGAAGCGCTTCGTGGCCCCGGCCATCGCCCAGCTCAGCCCGCCACGGGCTTGGCGAGCTTTACCACCGGCTTCTCCATCAGCTTCGTGATCTCGCGCTTCGTCTCCTCCGGGAGCAGCGGCCACACGATCGGCTTGAACAGCGCCCAGCCGACCAGGGCTTCGGCCTGCCGCAACTCGGGCGACTTGCCCTCGATGATGTTGTTGATGAGGCGCAGAGCCTCGGTGATGAGCGAGACTACGATGAGCGGGGTCATTCAAATCCTCCTTATGGCGCACAAGCGACGCTGGCAGTGCCGGAATAAGCGGAGTCGCCGGCCGTGTTGTACGCCCGGACGCGGTAGGTGTAGGAATTCGGGCTGGTCCCGGTATCGCTGTAGCTGGTTGCGCTGACGGTCGCGATCTGCGAGAAGTTGGCGCAGCCAACCCCGGTGCAGCGCTCGACCTTGAAGCCGGTCTCGTTGTTCGCGTTGTCGGCCCAACTCAGTCCGATCTGGCACACAACGGACCCGGCCAAGCCGCTGGGGGCTGCCGGTGGCGTCAGGTTGCTCACCGTAACGGCGTTGGAGTCCGTCGCGGTGTTCCCGGCGGCATCGAAGGCGGAGGCGCTCGCCGTATGGCTGCCGGACGTTGAGCCGGCCGTGTCCCACGAGCAACCGTAAGGGCTGGTGGTATCTGAGCACTTCAGCGTGCCGTCCACCTTGAATTCCACCCGCGCCACCCCGACGTTGTCGCTGGCCGTAGCTGTCATGCTCACCGTTCCCGACACCGAGGCACCCTCGGACGGAGCGGTCAGGGTCACGCTCGGCGCGGCGGTGTCGCCGCCACCCCCGGAACATGCCGCCGCGGCCGCTACCGCCCTGCTCGCATTCAGCCGCCCGTACCCGTAACTCGTGTCATAGCCTGGGACTCCCAGGTCGTCGGCGGACTGCTGCAAGAGATTCACCAGGGCTGTGCCCGCGCAGTTGGGATTGAGCGTCTTTACTAGCGCCGCCACCCCAGCCGCATACGCCGCCGCGAACGGCGTCCCCGTGTTGCTCCCATAGCTGTTACCGCGAACGGTCGAGATCGTGTACGCGGGAGCGGCCAGGTCCACATATGGCCCGGTGTTGGAGTAGAGGAACATGCCGTCCATTGTGGAAGTCCCGCTCAGCGTCACCATGCTTGGGCTGTTCGGGGTGCTTGCCAGCAGCCCGTCATTGCCGGACGGCACGAACACTGTTCCGCCGGCCGCCACGAACGCCGCCGCCGCGGTCTCGACGGTTGCCCTCCCGGTAACCGGGTAGCCGATGACCGCAATGCGCACCCCTTTGTCCTTCGCGTACAGCAGCGCCTGGGCGATGAGAGAGTCTGTTGCCGAGTTGCCCGAGTTGGACACCTTGAGCGGCATCACCTTGCAGTTCCAGCACGTGCCCGCCACGCCCCGAGCATTGTTGGTCAGGGCCGCTACAGTGCCCGCCAGGAACGTCCCGTGATTGGCCGTGTCCGTGGTGTTGGAATTGTTGTCCAGGAAGTTCCAGCCAGGGACAATGTTCGCCGCCAGGTCCTCGTGTACGGAGTCTACGCCGGTGCTAACCACCGCGATGGTGATCGCGCCGCCTTTGGTCACGTCCCAGGCTGCCGGAGCCTTGATATTCACGAACATCCATTGACTTGGAAAGTTCGGGTCGTTCGGGTTGACCGCCAGAAGCGGCAGGGACAGCATGAGGAAAAGAAGTGTTTTCATTTGGTTAACTCGTTCCTTTCGTCAGATCGGCAAAGGCATCGATCCAACTGTGTTGAATCGCTGCGGTCGAGCGTATCCGGAATGTGCGATCGCGCGCCTCTCCCAGCCGGCGCCAGATGAAGCGTGTAGTGAAAGCTCCGATTGCCCCCCCGGTTAAGGGGATGGGCGTGGACCAGGTGTGTCCTCCGTCATCGGACCAGCTCAGCTCGAAAACCGCGTCAGCGACTCCGGAGCCGCTTTCGACGGAGAGCTGCAAGCGGTGGTAAAACAGCCGCAGCTCCTCGTCTACGAGGTGCGGCCCTTGCCGCAGGCGTTCGATCGGCGCTCCCGCATCGTCGAAAAACGAGGGAGACATCTCATAAATCGCGCCGCTCGTGTAGTCTCCGACCAGGTGTTTGCCCCACGCATAGACAAAGCCGTGTGCGCGGCCCAGGTGGCGCCCGGCGCCCGAGGTGCGCTCGTGCCAAAGTCCGGTGGTGGCGTCATAGACCCAGGTTTTGTCCGCCGTCGGGAAGTTGATCTGCCAGAACTCGTGGCCGTCCATGCGGAACGTGAACCCGATCGCGTCGGCGATGGAGGCATAGGTTCGCCAGGCCTGCTCGACGGCGTGCGTAGAGACGCGCACGGGCACGAAGCCCTGCGCCCGCCAGGCCGTGAGCTGGCCGCGCGAGTCGCCGCCGAGCCAGGCGACCCCGTTGGCCAGCCGCACGACGCTCCACGGGGCCGCGCAGCCCTGGTGGATGAACGCCCCAAGATCCCGCTCGAACGGGAAGTCGCTGTTTCCCGTGTTGCGCCAGACTTCGGTGGTCTCCGTGCCCAGGAGCCACAATTCCTCATGGTCCGCGATGATCGAGGCGATGTTGTCCGGGTAGCCTTCCTTGATGCCAAAGTCGATCGGGTCCCACTCGAGGCCGTTGTAAAGCGCTGAGATATTGAACTGCTTAGAATCCGGGCGCGCGGCGATGAAGTAGCCGTCCAGGAACGCGCCGGTCTTCACGGTGAGCGGCAGCAGCGGAGCCTGGTAGGCCACGCCGAGGTTCATTCCCGCTGTCGCCGTGAGTGTGGCCTGCTTGCCGTCTCCCCGAACGCTGGCGACGGTGAACAGGGTGGTCAGCAGTATCCCCCCAACGAGGGTATTGATGAGGATTGTCTGGCCGACCATCGGCAAATCGAACGTGTCTCCGGACACCCAGTCGATCGTTGTCCCGTTGGTGTTGACGATTCCGTTCAGGGTTCCCAGGGTGATCGGCACCATCGCCGTGCCGGTGTCGATGTAGCCCATTCCCGCCGAGACGATGAAGAGCTGGTTGCCGTTCGGAAACATCTGGACCGGGGAGTGTCCGGCGTCGTCGCCGATGTCGCCACGGTCCTGGAACGTTCCGTTCTGGAACACCTCGTAGCTGCGGGATCCCCCGGCGGCGAACAGCCTGTGCTCGTTCACCCAGATCCCGCGGACCGGGGAGGTGGGGAGCATGGAGAACAGGCTCAGCCCGGGCGAGCCGCGGAGCCGCATCGGGGAGGCCGTGGCGCCGGTTTCCCCCACCTCGCTGTAGAGGTTTACCGTCCGGTCGGCCGACCAGTCGGGACTGTCGGTGGTGTAGGAGCCGCCGGTGAACAGGGGGATGCGTGGCATCGGTTCTCTTTGCGGGACTTTCTGCGGGCGGCTACCGAGCGCTCAGACGCTTGAGCGTGACCAGGGCATTACTGATGGCTACGATGGCTTGTTCCACGGCCACATCTTTCGGAGTGCCCACCTTGAACTCATCGAAAGGCGCCATGTGGAGGTGCAGCAGCTCGTGGACGAGCGTAACTTCCATGTCCTGGGGCCACAGGCAGGTTTTGTCCCAATCCACCGGGTCCAGCAGGCGGATGAAGGCGGAGCGCCTCTTTATGACCCATTCACAGCGGCCTTGAATGCCCTCGGGGAGATCGAGCCCGTTGCCGCGGGCGATCTTCACCTTGATCTGCCAATCCTGGAGCCTGAGTGTTCGCTGCCATTCGAGGCACAAGGCTTCGGCCTGCTCCAGAGTCAGATGCACCGGCCCTTCCATCACAGGTTCACGCCGAACAGGATTCTCGACCGCTCGATTTTCTGCCCCGAGCCCATGGTGATTTTGGTGAGCAGCTCGTGTTTCGCTCCAAGAGCGATGCCCGAGACGCGGGCGGTCGAGCGGGTGGAGGTGTTGACAGGGGCTCCAATCACCAGCGCGGGCGTCCCCGCCGGCGAGATCACGTTCGATGACCAGATCGCGCTGGCGACGGTGTCGTTCTCGACGTCCCAGTACATATCACGCTCATCGCCGGGATCGACTTCGATAACGTTGGGGTTCATGCCCATGGGGTCATCCTCTTTTAGGCCCTTGACAGAATCGTCCGCTTGGGCTGATAATCATTCAATTGCTGGACGGTTACTGTCCGCTGAATTGGAGTTCAGCGGCCCGTGGCGTCACCTTGGCCGATGCGACGCGAGCGCTGCTACCACCAGCACCAGCAGCACGACGATCGCCCACGGCAACACTTCCACTCTGATAAAAGGCTCCATTCCCTACATCCCCGTGCGAACCGGTATCTTTCCCAGCCGGTAGGGCGCCGCCTGGATTGTTCCAAGCCGTTGACCGGCGGCGTTGACGAGCCCGAGCGGAAGCAGTGCGTTCGCAAGACCAAGGCGCACGGGCGCGGCGTCAATGAGCCCGAGGAACACGGAAGCCTGGCCGGGCGTAATGACTTCCGGCGGAAGGTGATCCCACAGGTCGTCGTCCCAGAGGAATTGGTCGAAGCCGCCCATTGTCTCAGGCGATCAAGCGCTGATAGTCGAGCCCGCCCTCAGAGAACGACCCGGCCGTGATGGCGGCCAGAGTCGCCTGATTCTGGAGCGCGTCAAGCTCCGCCGGCGTTCCATTCGGCGCGGCGTTGTAGTCCACGTAGGCGAATAGCTGCCGCGAAAAACTCGCGGACTGGAAGGCGAACTGCTTCCAGTGGCCCGTGCCAACCATGGCCGCCCGGAAGTCGATGTCGAGAGCCTGGAAGAAGCTGTAGACATTCCGCGAGAAAGTGATGTCGTTCAACAGCACGCCAACCTCGCTATCCCGCGTCTTGTTGACCCAGGACTCCGAGCAGCCCAACTGCTTTCCGGCGGCTCTGGCTATCTCGCAGAGCGCGATGAATCGTTGCCAGAAACTCCCGCCCGTTCCGGCCAGGTTGACCGGGTACACGTGGACGTCGATGAGGTTCAGGTCCGGTAGCGCCACCAGTGCCTGAACGTGCTCGACGTACTTCTGAAACCAGGAGCCACAGCCCGCCCCGACCACCATGGTATTGAGGCCCGCGCTGTCGAGCGCCGCCAGGAACTCCGAGACCATCGCCACGTCCAGAGAGACGTTGACCAGGTTGCCTTGCCCGGTCATGGCGGCCTCATTGTCCGGTTCACTTTGCAATATCAGAAAGTCGTTCGCCGAGAGGCCCAGGTTACCGGCGACTTCGAGGATGTTGGCCTGCCGGCCTGCTTTGTACGCGGACCAGTCAAGTGTCGCGTAATAGCCCGCGACGTTCCACGAGGAGCCCCGCGAGATCTCCATGTGCTGAGACTGGGCGATAACTTTCATTCCACGGGCGTGGATGTCCGAAACGAGGAGCGCGTACCTGGTCCTGTAGGCGGCCAGGCGGTTCAGGTCGTACCCGTTCGGCACCACCCACCCCGACCAAAACGCTTCAGAGAGGATCGGGAAGCCGAGTTGGAACTTCACCGACTTACAGCCCAACTGGGCCAGCCGATCCAGGTACGGCAGAACCGACTGCGTGTAGTACGACATCGACAGCAGGTTCTTGTAGTTGTCCGCGGGGACGCACTCGGCGCCGAAAGACGCCGGAGCGTATTTCACTCCATCCCAGTTGTCGGCAACCGTCGCCTTGAATTGTCCGATCTGCCGGCGTAGCTGGAGGTAGAGATCGAGGTACTGCTGCGGGATGCCTTGCATTCAGGGTTGCTCCGTCAGCGGGCTCAGCGTGACCGCGAAGTGGGTGGCCTCGGCCGCCGTGATTTCCGCCGTCACGACCGGAACCGTGATGATGTTCTCGCCCGGCCCAAGCCGCGCGTCGGCACTGACCAGGACGTCCGCCGTTCCCGGCAGCAGGGCGCGGACATGCGCCGTCACTGGTCCGGTCTGGGTAACTTCCAGCCTGGACGCGGCGCTCGATACGATTGTGAGCGGCCCATCCACTTCAGCCGGGCGCTCCTTGTCGTCAAGCGGGGTGTCTACGGTCAAATCGAACTCCTGGATGTCGGTCATGGTCAGTTGCATTGCTGTTGTCCTCTCCTTTGTCCAGAGGCCGTCCCATAGGGATTGGTCGAAGCCGACCATGGGTCTCAGGCGTCGCGCGTTATCAGCTTGATGTGCCGGTAGGCGACTGTCCCCATCGGCCACGCGATCCCCTTGGCCACCGAAACGCCGTCCCACAGCCTTCTGGCTTCCCTGTAGCTCAGCCGGGAATCGACCAGGTAGCGATCGGGCAGCGGAACCGGATGCTGGCCCGCGCCCTTGTAGACGGCCACTTTCTCCCCGGGCCGGGCGCGGCCGTACAACCAGGCGAACCGGCGCGCCAGCGATCGGGACGGAAAGCACAGCAGTCCGCCCACCGGAGCGCGCGTCCAGTAGCCAAGCACGTAGCCGACGGTCAGCCCGGAGGCGTCCTTGAGCGAGACGGCCTCCTGCGATCCGGCCGGCCGCGCGACTTTCCAGATCGTGCGCGGCTTCATGCTCTGACCACCTCGACGACGTTCGAGGCGCCCGGGTCCGCCGGCAGCTCGCTCGACAGGTCCTTGATGCCGGTCCCTGGCACCGCGACGATCTGATACTTCTCTCCGAGGCTTGATGCCTCGTCCTTGCCGAACTGAACCATCGCCGACCACATGAGTCCGGAGCCGACGAAGTTCACGTTCTGCTGTGGCCACCACAGGCCGTTGCGATCGCGGACGAGGACCTGCATGGGCAACCCAATCTCCGAGGCGGCGCCGAATATCAGTTGCCGCCAGCGGACGCGGTATCCCTGGGGGGGAAGGAGGATCATGATTTGTGGAAGCTGCTGTGCCATCTCTGGCTCCTTTCAAAGGTCTACCGAGTCTTCGTTCCTGAGCTTGAAGTACTCCCGCAGGTCGTCTCGCAGTCTCCAGTTGCGGTCGGTCAACTGCAAAACCCCCTGCATGTCGTACTTCAGGTCCGCCTGGGGATCGAACTTGTTCGAGATCAGAATCTTCCAGCGGTCCTGATAGCGCCTGTATTGCTTCGAGCCGTGCCAGGCGTGCAAGATCGTGCCGGGCATGAACCCCACGTTGCGCTGGATGTACTGCTCGGCGCGGCGCTGCCACTCAAGCCAGTAGGCCATGTAGTTGGGATGAATGCCGGGCTGAATCGTTTTCTCAACGCCCCCGATCAGCGCGTAGGCCATGTGCCGGTCGGCGCTTCCGAGCACGGAAATGTCGCCCAGGCCGCCCAGGTCGTTGATTGCCGAACGCCGCGCGGCCCAGGCGTAGCCGGTGTGCAGGATGCCTGTCCCCTGGTCTCCGTTGTAGGGATGTGGCGGATGCGGAGGATGTGGAGGGTGCGGCGGATGCGGTGGATGTGGCGGGTGCGGCGGATTTGGGTTCGGCTTCGGATGTTTGCGGTCCAGTTGTTCGAGGACGTGCCGGTTGCGCATGTAGCTCGCGAACAACGACGTGTAGGTCGCGATCGGCTGGAAATCCGGCCCCAGGTCGGTGGCGTGCGACCACATCTGGATGATCTTGTAGATTTGCAGTTGGTGAATCGTTTCGACCGCCCAGTCCGGGCGGGTGAATACGATGTCGGCGTCCACCCAGGCCACGTACTCGTAGTCTTCCGGCAGCCAGCTCATCGCGACGTTGATGAGGTTTTCCTTGTGCCACAGAATCGAGGGCGATCGAAGCTGGATGTGCTGCGGGTTGTCCGGGCTGGTGATTTCGAAGTGCCTGTCTCGCAGCGCCATCTCGACGGTGTAGAGCACCGCCCCGGCGTCGGCGCACTGTTTCTCGAAGGCCTGATAGAGCCCGTAGCGGCTTTTGTACCGAAACGGGTTTGTGATGGCCGTGATGACGTACAGCGGGCTCGAGACCGGCTGCACGTGGGACTGCCGCTGGCACGGATGCACGGCCAGATTGGGCTCGACAACGGTTCGCTCCGCTCGTCGGCTCTCCAAATGCTTGCGAGGGGTTGTATAAATCACGGTCTATTCCTTTTCAGTTTTTGAACCACTGGATCACGACGGCCAGGATTCCGATAATCGTTCCGATGGCCCCCAGGCCCAAAGCGAGTCCCTGAGCCCTGGCGCTTTGCTCCCGAAGCTGGCGGATGTCCGCTTCGGCCTTTTCCCTCCAGGCGTCAATCTCGCCTTTACTGGGGATGCCTGCAATCGATTCCCGCAATGTGCGGATCTGCGCTTCCATTGCCTGCTGCGACATGGCAACTTCCGGTTTACGCGCAAACTCAGCGTTCTGGTCGATCAGGGTGGCCCGGATTTCGTTCATCCCGACCAGGCGCTTGTCCATCGACTCAGCGAGCGACCTGGCGGCGTTTTCGAAAGACCGGAATCTTTCGGCGACCGCCTTTTCCAATGCCTCGATCTTTTCCACGCAGCGCTCGAAGCGCTCCTTGAAGATCGCCTCCAGGTGGGCCCGGTCTGTCATGGAATCTCCCGGTCCGGCGTTGTTCCTGGAAGCAGCGGCTCGACCGCGGGGGGAAGCGTGGCCAGCTCAGTCAGCGTTTCCAGGTTCTCGGGTGTCTTGGCGGCCGGCGGAGTCAAAGAATCCGAGCGCGTCTGCGTTACCGTCACCGTCTCGACGTGCGCGTCGCCTGTTTTCTTCAGAGGGTCGAACAACAGGCGGATGTTGATCGAAAAGGTGTGGAGGGTCTGGAAGATCCAGATGTACACCGGCTTGGACAGCACCGTGGGGCGCGGCAGGGACTGGACCGCCGCCATGTAGAGAATCCAGCAGCCTACGACCCACAGTGGGATTTTTGTGTTCAGGAATTGTTCCATTTTGGGGCGCTTTTTACTCCGGCGCTGGTGGGTTAGGGCTCGGCGTTCGCTCGGGCCGCGTCCAATGTGCTCTGAGCGGCGGAGACGGCGGCCTGTGCGGTGGCAAGCGCGCCGCCCGGTGTTTCGTTGATGAACTGCTGGAACCACGGCTTCAATTGCTTCACGAAAGCCTGCACGTCGTCCCTGTACCTAGGCTTCGACGTGGGGTTGCCGTTCGCGTCGGGAGGTCCCGATTCGAGCGCCGCCGCCCAGTTGCGCAAGCTGGCCACGCTGTCAGGTGAGATGGTCTTCTGGTCCCACAGAAACACGTCGAGCCCGCTCACGTGCGCCTTGTTGTTCGTGCCCTGCGCGTTGCGGCCCTGCCCGGTCGGACAGACGTTCAGGTCGTTCCCGGTCTGGGAGCACACGCGGATGATCTCGCCCTCCACCGCGATGAAGAATGGATACGGTGGCGTCCAGGACTTGTCCGCGACAGGGACTGTCATCTGGGAATTGGTCATTGCCGCCGTGGTGGTGGTGCGGTTGCTCTTTACCGTCACTTCCATCTGCTGCCCAAAGGCCGCTGCTGCGAAAAGGAGAAAGGTTAGTGTTCTCATTGCTTACTCGATATACACCGTTGCCGCGAGGCTCACGTTCGTCGGGTTTGTGGCCCACGTCGGCGTGACCCACTTGAACTCGAAGTAATCCCCGGCGGCGACCGCGATTGACAGCCCGGTGTTGCTGAAGGTGGTCGTGTTTGCGTCGTTGATGATCGCGGAGGAGATTGCGGTGTCCGTTGTGTCGTTCAGGCGGAACGATAGCGTGCTGGTCTCAGTGGTCCCGCCGACGGTCTGGATGAAGGTGCCATAGATGGTCTTGACCGTCCCGGCTTTGGGGATGTAAACCCGCCGAGTCGCAGCGGAGGTAGCGATGGTCAGCGGTGACATGCCCGCGTACAAGGTGGCGGGGTCCGTGATGCTGGCGGTGTTGCCGCTGAACACCTGGAGCACGTACCCAAGCGGTGCGCCACAGGAGAGCGTGCCGCTGGCGTTGATCCCGCTGGCGAAGGCACCGGCCGAGCAGTCGGCTGGATCTGCGGCGAGGGCGGTGGCGGTGCTTGCGTTGCCCGTGAGAGCGGCGGTCACCGTTCCGGCGGTGAGGTTGGCATCTCCGCTGTCATCGGCCAGCCGCACCTGAAGCGTGGTGGTGGAGCGCTTGAGCGCGGGGAAGCTGGAGGTGGTGCCGCCGAATTGGAGGCGATCGAAGTCAGTCACGGCAGCATTGGTAAGTTCAATCACCCCATTAGAGGGAGACAGCATAACCGATCTACTCGACCACTGAAAGTTCCCCGTGCTCGTAGACCTAAAATACCCACCATCCATGCCACTTTGCGCGTAAATTTTCGCGGGACGACCGGAGGCCGCTGCCCCAATATCTCCGCCCGCATCCGTCGCCCACAGCAAGCTGCCCGTCCCGTTCACCGTGGGGGCCGAGCCGCTCCCCGCGATGCCAGTGTCGTTGAACGTAACCGCCGTGCCGCTCGTCGAGATGCGCCCCGTGCTCGAAGGAGTGCCGCCCGCCGTCGTGCGGTACACGTCGTAGTAGCTTGCGCCTGTGACCGCGCTCCACGACAGCGCGTTGTAGTTGGTGGCGCCGAGCGTTGCGGCCCCGGTCGCCGTGGTGCCCTCCGCGCCTGCCGCCGTGACGGTTGTGCCGTCAGCGAGCTTGGCGACAATCTTGTAGCCCCATGCGGTTCCGGCGGGAGTACCGGGGCCGGTGGGCGTGACCGTGGGCGTGCCGGGGGTGGCGAGCGATTGCATCTGGATGCTGCCGAGCTTGAGACCGGCCCATTTGCCTGACGCGGAGGACGCGCCGTTGTTTACTTCCAAGATTCCGGCGGCGTTGCGAAGAAAGCCCACATCACTCGTAGTACCAATCACACCAGAAGACCAATTGAGAGCAGCGGTGCTTTTGAACTGCCACGTCGGAGCGCTCCCGCCTTTCAACTGCACAATGTAGGTCCCGGCAGATGAGTATCTAAGGTCGCCAGCAGACGGCATGGCAAAGCCTGAGTTCGTGCTGCCCAAGAATGAGTACGCTGGCACACCCTCGGTTCCAGCAAGAGCTTGCATTTGCCCGCTCGTGAGCCGCAGGCTTTCCGTCAACACGCTGGGTGCAGCATTTGTGGCCGTGTAGAAAGACACCCGCGTCGGCACACGCGTCCCGGCAATTGTGCCCTCCGACACCACATCCATCCCGCCCATGTTCAAATAATTCGAGCCGTCATACCCCGCGCCCCGGAAGCTGCCGAGAACCTTGCCCGTCGTGATGATCGTAGGTGCGGCGAATGTTCCACCAGATGCTTGGAGAACGATCTGCGGGCCAACGAGATCGGCGCTGTCCCGCGACCACACGAGATTGGCGCTCTCCGCCAGCGACCCCGCCGGGCTGATGTGCGGGATGCGCCCGAGGGTGGTGAGCGATGCCGCGCCGAGTACTGGGCCAGACGGTGCGCCGCTCAGGTTCGCGTAGGGGAAGCTGCCCGTCGTCACGGTGCCGAGCGTCGTGATGTTGGTGCTACCGGCCCAGGTGGACAGCGCCGTGTTCTCGACGCTCCCGAGGCCGACGGCTGTCTTGTCGAGCGTCTGCCACGACTTGTCCCCGCGCCAGTACTGCCCGGTCGTTCCGGACGTGATCGTCGGCTCTTTCCCGCCGAGCGCCGAATTCAGGTCCGTCTGGTCGGCCAGCGTGCCGGTAATCGCGCCCCACGCTACGCCGCCGCCAGCGACGGTACAGCCCTCAACCGCCCCGGCGGCGTCCACGCCGAGCGGATAATTACCGGCCGCGCAGTTGGCTCCGTTGGCCGCCAGTGCGGTAGCCGTGCCGGCGTTGCCCCCGGCAGGCACCACGTTCGCCAAGTTCACTCCCAACTGCGTTTCAATTGCCTGGATTTCCTCTCGGACGGCATTGTGGTGCCACGCCGAAACGTACGCCGAAACCGTGGAGACGGCGTTGTGGTACGCCGCGACGCTCCCGTCGAAGCCCCGGCCATCGACGTTGGGACACGAACTGTAGCCCACGGTGAGGGTGTTTCCCGACACCAGACAGATTGAAATGCGCTCGTTGTCGATGGTCACCATCGAGTTGGTCAGAAAGGCCGCGCCGTTGGCGACCGCTATCGTGGTGGCCGTCTGATTGATGTCGCCGGTGAGCGTGCTTTGCGCCCGGTTCGCGGCGACTTTCAGGTGGTTGTCGCCCGCAACCGCAGTAGGAAACTGGGCGGTCTGGGCGCACAGCAGGCCAGCCGAGAGCAAGACAACCGTGAGAAGTCGTTTCATCGAAGGTTGGGCTCCTTTTAGCCGGTCCGCCAGTCCCAGCGCTTCCCGACGCCGAGCAGCGCCGGATCGCAACGGAGCTCGAGTGTGGGACTGTTCAGCGCCTTAATCGCGGCTTTCGACTTAACCGCTGTGTCAAGCACGAGCGGCGAGACGACGGCGTTGATGTGGCGCGGCGCCAGTTCGAGCGCCAGGTTGTACTGGATCGCCCGCAAGTACCCCGGATACATGGCGAAGGGGTCTTCGACCGTCTGGAACTGAAGCAGGGTCTGCCAGAGGTAGAGGGCAATCTGATTCGCCGTTGTCGGAAGCGGCCACAGGTAAATGGTTCCCGAGCCGATCGAAAGCCCCTGGTCGTAGTACAGCTTCGCCGGAATCGTGGATTCTACGCTCTTGACGGGCAGGGCCTGCCATTGCTCGATCGTCAGGATTTCCATGGGCAGCTCGATCGGCTGCGAGGGGTTGTTCGTGTCGATCAGCCCCGCCTTTTCGATCCGCGAGGGCCGCTCGTTCACCATGAAGTCGCCGGAAGGCCCGATGGTATAGTCCTGGTCCCCGGCGGTGAGTGTGAACACGTTGCGCAACAGGGCCGGAACGACCAGGCGCTCCGTGTTCCAGGAGTCGATCATGGCGTTGAGCGCGGCCAGCGATTCGGTGATGATCTCCGGCTGCGAGCCGTGCCCGGCGCGCGCGGCGACACGGATGAGGCGCAGCGCCGGATAGATGATGTCCGAGCCGACCGTGACTCCCGGGCCTCCGTACAGGCTGGAGTTCCAGGAGGCCGTCTGCGGAAACGCCGAGGCGGGCGGGGTGCTCATGCTCGCTCCTTGGGCGGAGGCGCCTGGCGAACAGGGGGCATGTTCTCCGGCTGGTTCGGCCCTTTCGCCGCGTTCAACGCATTCAATTCCGCGATTTCCGCCTTGGACTGCGTGGCGATGCCCAAAACCTCCTGGGAGATTTGCCGGTTGAATTCCGGGGCCAGGTCGATCGCCAGGTTGTAGCGCACGGCGCGCTCGTAGCCCGGCGGCAGGGCCACCACGTCGGCCAGGGTCGCGAAAGTCGCCAGCGGTTGCCAGCTTTGGAGCTCGAGCGTCGGCGTGCCGGACGGTTTGGGCCAGAGGTACAGCGTTGACAGCGGGCTGGCGTAATCGTTGTAGAGCTTGAGCGGCAGCAGCGCCGAAACGGCGTCTTCCCGGATTTTGTCCCATTCCAGGGAGTCGATCAGCTCCAGCGGATAACGCACGCCCGTGAGCAGGATGCTGGCGCTTTCGAGGTAGGCGGGCCGGGGCACGTTGATGACCCCGCCCGTGCCGATCGTGTAGGTTTGCGTTGTGGCCGTAAGCACGTGCGTGTTCCGGCGGATGGCGTAGACCGACAGCCGCTCCGTCGTCCAGCTCTGGAGCAGGTTGTTCAGCGCTTCGAGCGCCTGTGCTCCCGGCGTGACGATGGACGGCACGCCGATCAGGCGCAGACTGGCGGAGATCAGCTCAGATGCGGTCATGGGTTAACCCTCCACTGGCGCAGGAACTGGCGGGAGTCCGTTGCCGACGTTCAGTTGCGCGATCGCGGTTCGCGAGGAACCGGCGACCGAGGCGATGGCGGCATCGACCTGCCGGCCGTATTCGGGAGCCAGCAAAATGGCCAGGTTGTACTCGATCGCCTGCTGGTAGCCTGGCGGTAAGTCGAAAGTGTCGGTCAGGGCCGCGAACCCGGTAAGCTGCTGCCAGGAAAACAGCTCGAGCGTCGGCGTGCCGGACGGTTTGGGCCAGATATGCAGCAACGACAGCGGGTAGGCGTAGTCGTCGTAGAGCTTGAGGGGCACGACGGCGGATATGGCTTCCTCGACTATCTCGCCCCACTGCTCGGGAGTTAGCAGTTCGAGCCCTGTGGCGAGCCCGTTTGACTGAATGATCGACGCCTGCTCGATCTTGACGGGCCGCGGGACGTTGAACGCCCCGCCGGTGCCGATTGTGTACGTACCGACACCGGCGGAGAGCGCAAGCGTATCCCGCCTCTGCATGTAGATGTTGATCCGCTCGATGGACCAGTTGGACAGCATCAGGTTGAGCCGGGCGAGAGCGTCGGCTCCTTCGGAGGCATTCGGGGTCTCGCCCTGTGCCAGCTCGCCGATGAGGCGCAACGAGGCTTTGACAACATCTAGAACGGTCATAGAGAGGCTCCTGGGTTACTTCTTGGCTGGCGGCTTCGCCGGGGCCTTTGGCGCTTCAGGCACAACCGCCTTCGGGGCCGGCGGCGTCGGCTTGGGCGCTTCGGTCTTGGGCGCTTCGGGCTTGTGCGGCTCCTTCTCTACGTGCGCCTTTGGAGCCGGTTTGTCGAACGCGGCGGGCGTGTCGGCCCAGTCGGCGCCGAGGGCCACTTCCGCCTCGGCATTCTGGACGATCTGGCTTCGGCCGTCGGCCGCGTACTTCCATTTCGGAAACTCTTTGAAGGACATCGGTGCTTTCTCCTCTTTCGGTTGGGTTTTGGTGGAACAACGCGGGGGGCGGCCCCAGGGCAGGGAACGCCCCAAAACGGTACAGCCGGAGAAGGGGCTAAGGCAGGTAAACCCAGTCCAGAACGACGGTGCCGGTTGCGGTCACGTCGCAGGCCGCGGCCCAGGTGTCCGCCAGGTTGAAGTGGACGGTGTGCGCTGCGGCGGCCTCGATGGAGAGGACCTGGCCGGAAACCGTCTTTAACTCGGCGGTGGCGGTCAGGTCGTTAAACGTCTGGCCGGTCATTATGTTTTCGAAAGTGGCGGTGCCATCGAGGGTGGCAACCACTCCCGAGCCGATGACCGTTCCGAGTCCTCCATCCGGAGTGTCGGCGTCACAGGCGGCGCCGCTGCCGGTCAGCGCCACGTTCATGTAGGCGCCCCGGACGACCACGGCTCCCGCCGGCAGGGTGTAAAGCAGCTTCCCGAAACCCAGAGCGGCCGCGCCTGTCGAGGAGCCGATCGCCAGGTTGGTAAAGGTCAGCTTGGTGACGTGCTGGCGGGCGGTGCCGTATTCGGCCGCCGTGACTCCTGTTTCGGCGGCTCCCACGTGCAGGCCGGTGGTTCCTTCCGCAAGCGAGCTGAGCGTCCACTGGCTCGACGTGCAGGTCCACACGTTGCCGGTGGGGATCACGACGCGCGGCAGCACCACCTCGGCGGTCGAGGTGCAGCTTCCGGCCGGATCGTAATGGAAGTAGTAGTCGGGCGGGCCGACGTACACCGTTGCGCCCGAGGCGTGGGAGCTGATGCGGCTGCCTTCGTAGCCCCGTTGCACGGTAATGTTGGTGCCGCTGACTGCCAGCACCGCGAGCGCTTCCTTGTCGGCGAACAGGATCGTGCGGACCTGTTGGGTGCCGGAGGGCGCGCTGATGCCGGTGGCGCTGGCGACGCTCAGCGTAGTGTCGGTGGCGTTGAGGGCAACCGAGAGAGTGGTCGACGTCATCGTCGTCTGCGGAAAAGCCAGGCAGGCGAACAGGCAGAGCGAGGCGACGACGCCTATGAATCGGGTCGGGAAAGTCCTTGTCATTGTCTTGAGTTCTCCTTGGGGAAATGGTTTTGGGTAAGGGCGGGACGGCCACCTGACCGCCCCGCTCGAAGGGGGTTTGGTTAAGCCTGCGCTTAACTCCCGATACGGACGGCCAGTTCCGGCCGCAGCGCCGCCCAGCCGAACAAAACATCCAAGCGGCAGGGGAATTTGTCGGTGTTGATGTCGTAGGCGCGGACCAGTCTGATGCTGATGCCCAGATCGGGATCCGCTGCCCGGGCCGCCATGTCAACCCCGTTGGGGAGAGGCAGATCGGCGGTCGCGAGGGTGAAAGCGTCCCGGTGGAAGGCGAGGCCTTCGCGGAAGGTGAGACCGGAAACGGTGTTGAAGTTCGCCGCGGCCTTGCCGAAGACGCTGATGAGCGCTCCGCCGGCCGGGGAGGCGGTAACGGTCTGCGAGTTGCCCGTCGGGGTGATCGCCGGGAAAATCGGGATGGTCATGACGCCGGCGCCGTCCGCCGCGGCGTTGGCGGTCACAACGAAGTCCTGGAGCGATGCGACATCCAGGCGGTTTTGCGGGTTGACCTTGTTGACGCCGACGATTTGGAGAACATCGCCTTTCTTCACTGTTGCGAGGGCGCCCCAGGCTCCCGTCAGGAGCGAGCTGCCGATCTGCCCGGCTCCGGTCACCGTGGGGGTGCCGGTGACCGCGCCGACCACATGCGACGGCGTGTTCTGGTCCATGGCCCAGGTGAAGCCGGCGGCGATTCCCATCGTGCCCTTCTCGTACTGCTGCTTGATCTGCTCGCTCGACTGGAACAGGCCGGTCAAGGCGTTCACAATCGTCGCTTGCATCAGGGGATTGATGACGATGTAGCGGTTGCCGTCCATCGGAGTCGCGTTGTCGTCGAGCTTCACGCCCGCCTGGAGGTACGTCAGCAGCGCGTTCGGGACGGTCCCGGGCACGCCGACGTAATCCGCGACCTGCTTGTAGAGCAGCAGGCCTTCCAGGTCGATCTTGTTGGCGATCGCGGCGATCGCCGGGCCGATGAAGCGCTTCGAGAAGTTGTCGATCGACAACAGCAAGTCGGCCGACGTGAAGTTGATGTCCACGCCGAATTGCGTGGTCAGGGTGACAGGCACCGAGGACTCGGTAGCGTCTTCGACGCTCAGCGCCGTTCCGGTCCGCCCGATGTACCGCGGCGGTTTGCGGACGTTCAATGTGGTCCCGATCTTGGCGCCTTCCACTCCGAACTTGTCGGAGTACTCGCGGTTGACCCGCTTGGTGAAGTTGAGTTGGTTACGAAGCGAGTAGAGCGCCTCGTTGGTAATCATTGAGATGGTGAGCAGAGTGTTCGCCATGGTGTTCCTCCGCCTCCCGGCGGTGGTGGGGCCTCGCCTTTGGGCGCGACCCCTTTACCGCCCCACGCCTGTCTCACGACGGTCGCGGAGCGAATGTCTGGTCAAACCAGGCGCATCACCCGTTGGGGTGATCTTTGCGCCACTGCGCGTACTCGGCAGGCGACATCTCGCCCGGGGACTTGATGGGAGTTCCGGACTTCGTGCCTGGAGGCCGCACCGGTGGCGGCGCGCCGCTCGGTTTGGGGGGTTTCGGGGTTTCAGGAGTTGCGGGAACTTCGGGCGTAACAGGTGCGCTGAGTGCGGCTTCGATCCGCCCGATTTCTCGGGCGGCGGCGCGCACGGCGTCCCCCACCTGCTTGGGAGTGGGCTTCTCCGGAACGGAGGTCGCGGCTTCGATCCTCTTGCATTCCTCCGGATGGGAGGCCAGATAGTAGAGGATCTCGGGGCCTTGCTCGGACTCGAAGATTTCCTGGTGCATCGCCGGTGTGGCGACGAGGCCGTTCTGCTCGGCCTGCCTGGTCATGTCGTCGTAGTCCGGATGGGCCGCCTTGGCGGTCTCGACCTTGTCGAGCCACGCTTCGACCACGGGCTGTTGCTCGCGCCGCAGACGCTCCTCCTCGTCTTTCGCCTGGATCTGCGCCTTGAGGGCGTCGATCTCGGCGCGAAGAGGCGCGTTGGCGCGCTTGGCGGTCCATTCCTGGTGAGCC